AATGCTGCTCCTTGTGCTCCATATTGCAAAGTGCCATCCAATGTGTTTGATGATCCAAAGTTTTGATTAAGAGCTACAGATGATGTTGCAACAGACATTGCTGTTGGATTCTTGTAAAAGTTTACTGCATACATAGTTGGTGTTCCGTTTGTTGTAGTAGCAGTAGTAAAAAAGTTTTCTACAATTAAAGGATCGGTTTCGTTATGGCCATAAAAAAATATGGCACTTTCTGCAGCATTAGTTAATGTTACTAATGGAGTACCTAAAAAGTATGCATCTCCTTCTTCTGCAGAGTATTGAAATATAGTTTCGTTAATTGAAGAAACTAGCAATCTGTTATCAGAACCTACTCCTGCTTTTGCTCCTTTTCCTTTTCCATCTAAAATTTGAAATCCCATGTTTTATCCTTTTATACTGTACTTCTTAAATAAACTGCAGCTGCAAATTCCACATCAACACTGGTATTACCCGTACCAGGTGTTATTTCTATTCCAAGTGATGTTCCTTTAGGCAATACTATTGCACCTACTGAAATAGCAGCTCTGGTTGGCGATTGTGTAAATATACTTTCAACAACTTTTTCTCCATTTGTAAATGTAAGTCCTTCTGCTCCTTTATAGGCATCGGTTGTTAATCCTTGTGATGAACCAAAGTTTCTGTTGACGCCAGGCATTTCCATATCTGTGGCACCACTAATTATAGTTCCTGTAGTTGGATTTCTTAACACTGTTACTAATACATCTACTCCACTTACGTTTGAGTTTCCAAACAAATAAAATAAAGTAGGTACTACTAAAGGTAAGGATCCATTATTTTTCAAATAAAAAACTGCACTTTTATTTGCTGATGTTAAATTAATAACACCAGTATTAAAATTATAGCTTTCGCCTCTATCTGAAGCTGCATCTACATCTGATTCGGATACAGCAAAAGTTCTTAATCGATTTAATGAATCAACTGCTGCTAAATATCCTGCGCCGGTACCGTCTTCTATTTCAAATCCCATTGTTTATCCTTTTATTCTGCTCCTTCAACATCTGATTTAAATACTTGAAACCCGGTATAAATTTCTAAAGGTTCAGCTCCATTTGGTGTATATGTTACAGCTAATGAAGCACCTTTTGGTATTGCAAGATATACTGTGCCAAATGCTCTTGCTGAAGATCCTTGTGTTTGATATAATACAGGGGTTGGTTGTTGCCCGGTAATTGTGTAACCATCTCCACCTTTATATATATCAACATCTAATGTTTCGGAGCTACCTAACAATCTATTTTGAGTTTGTACTACACTTGCAGAAGCAATTAATGTACCTCCGGTTGGATTAACATATACAGCTGTTAATCCTTGTCTAGTTGGTGTACCTGCAGCATTATCTGTTCCAATAAACCATGCAGCTACAACTAACGGAGCAGCTTCATTATTTTTTAAATACAATAAAGCACTTTCTCCTGAGCTACTAATTGGCAAGAATTCAGTGTTGATATTAAATGCTCTACCAGATACAACTGAATGTTCAATTTCTGTTTCATTTGTAGTTCGAGTAAATAATCTACCTTCATCATCTATTCGTGCTGAATAGCCTTTACCGGTTCCGTCTTGTATTGTTGTTGCCATATTATCCTTGTGTATCGTTATCGTACCACCAATGTGTTACTACTAATGCAGTTGCACTAGTGGTTCCTACGGGTGGGGTTAATCTAAATCCTATACTTGTACCTTTAGGTAATCGTCTTCCTAATGGTAATATAATTCGGTCAATTGATTGTTTAATCTTTTGAGGTGCACCTGATCCATCTGTAAAAGTATCACCTTCAACACCTCTAAAATTATCTCCATTTGGTGTGTTTGCAGATCCGTGATTTGAATTTGAAACACCTGCAGGTACTGCATTATCAATAATGGTTCCCGCTGTTGGATTTCTTAATACTTGAAACGTCCAGTCTTGATCAGATGAAGCACTAATAGCAGAACCTAAAATTAATACAGCTCTGTCTAATACAAAATCTCGGGTATCATCATTTTTTGTATATAATACAGCAGAAGCAGTAGGTCCTGTAAAAGTTACAGGGATAGAAGCAATTTGATAGCCATCTCCTGTTACAATTGCATTATCTTCTTCTGAGATTGTTACTGCTTGAACTAATGCTCGATTTAACCCTGTTACTCTTAATCGGTTTTTAGTTCCTGTTCCGTCTGTGATGTTTGTACTCATATATTAATCCAATTCATCGTTTTCAAATATGTTGTCATCTATAGAAAAATCATTTTCATGTGCTTTATACATATTGTGTATGCGATTCTGATGTAACACTTTTTTAGTTACAAGCAATTGATCTTCCAATAATATTCGTGTTTCTTCTAACTTCGCAGTTAAAGATTGAACATCGTCTTGATTTCCATCTAGTGTTATTACTTGTCCCATATCTTATATAAATATGTTTGTTATTATCTTTTCGCTAATAAATAAATAGACATTGTACCTTTTGTTGAAGTTACAAATACTACTCTTAAATATTTTGACATCCAATTCATTTGTTGTAAAGTGATATTACAATTAGAAGAAGTTAATGAAATATCTCCATTTTCTACATTATCCCAATTTGTACCATCTAAGCTTTGTTGAAGTTGTACTTCTGCAGTTCCTCCAAACCCAGTACAAGTAAACTGCACGGAAAATTTATTATAATCTGAAATATCAGAAGAAGTAAATGTACCCGATCCTGCTGATAAATCAAAGCTGGATGCTAAAGTTTCTTCAAATGCTAATAATTCTGGTATATATGCCATAATGCTTCTTATTAATAAATATTACTCAATGTACCAATTTGATACTCCGTCATTGTACAATCCGATTGCCATATAATTTCTGTTCATAATAGCTGTTGCATCTCCGTCGATTAAATCACTGCCTGATGCTATGATTGTAATGTTGTTAAGTGCCGCATTGCCTTCTTCATCTTTGAATCGTAAATCTCGTTCGCCTACATCAGATATTTTAGGTAATAACAATTGCACACTTCCGGTGTCTGTGTATCGAACTGCTAATCTGTAATCAGAATCCAATACACTTGCAGTAGCAGCAGTTATTCTTCTGGTAAATGTTGTTATTGATGCATCATATATTAATGACCCGGTAATTATTAAATCTCCACCGACATTTACATTGCCAGTAACATCTAAATAATCAAAAGAACCAGTACGTCCAAATATATCCGCACTCGAACTTATATCTCCACTTGCAGTAAGTGTAGTAGTTATATTTAATGAATTTAATGCAGCATCTGAACCGGATACTACAACCTTTTTCCAATTGGGCATAATTATATTCTTTTAATATTGTGGTTAGATACATACACTTATGCCGTGTATATGCCTACTTCCTTGCGGCCAACAATAATCAATTTAATATAAATATGTTATTTTTTAGTTTTGGGCGGATTAGTTTTTTCTTGAATATCCGATTCTATTTTGGTTTGTAGTTGTGCTAAAAACTTGGCATCGGCGCCTTTAATAGTTATAGAATCTAATGCAGCTCTAATTAATTGCAATTCTGATAATTCGTACATGATTTATTATTTTTGGTATTGTTGTTGTAACTTGTATACTATTCCGTAAACTGCTTCTATATCTTTGCCTTGAAACGTGGTATCTCTTACTAGTTTCAGAATATATGCAATTTCTTGTTGTGATAATTGTATAGAATCTGCCATAACCGTTTGTTCAGTAACTTGTTTTGTTTGAATATTATCTCGTAACCCCATAACTATATTATATAATTTTTTAAGCGTAAATCCAAATTTCGCCGTCATCTGTATCTATGTGTATTGTACCAAAACCTGCGGAAGCTCCACCATATATCGGTGCTGCAGAAGCTGCTGTCTGTCCTGTTCCTGTTTGTACTGCTCCTACATACACATCTGGTGTGAACGTTGAACTGCCGGCATCAAATGAAGAAGTGAATCCCCATCTGTTAACAGAATTTTCATATGCAAATGCTTTACCTATGTTTTGAGTGTCTTGTTGCACAACAATACCACCATCACCTGCAGTAGTTGATCCAGATGCAAACAACACAAAACGGTCTGCTACAAGTAGGTTTTCAGAATTAGCAAAAGATGCGGTACCATTTACAGTTATATCTCCTTGGAAAACAGCATCATTAGTAACAGTAACAAGTGATCCGTTATCAGTAATACTTGTGTCAGCAAATGCATCGCCAGTCCATTTTGTTACGGTATTGGTTGTTAACGCAGCTGCTCCAGATACTGCTACTGTTGCAGTAGTGCTACCATCATATGTAAATGAAGTTATACCTGTGCTATGCGTTAAATCTGGTAAATCTGCAGTACCTACTAAATTACCTTGGAATGATCCAGAAAATGAACCACTTAAACGAGTATCAGCAACTACACCTGATATTACCTGATTGGTATTAACTTCTAATGTGTTTAGTATCGCGTCTGATCCGGATACTATGACCTTTTTCCATTCTGCCATTTTTTCTTATTCTTTTTTATATAAATATATGCTATTAGTCTAATCCTACAAAAAACGAAGTAGAAGTAAAATATATTCCTCCGTTTGGTGCTGCGCCTGTTAATTCTGTGCTAGATGTAGCTACAGTTATTACTCCGCTTTGACTAACAGTTAATATGTTGTTGTCTGATAAATTTTTTATTAAAAATACATCTGGTGCATTGTTTTGTATGGTTACTGCTCCTGATGAACTAATTTTAAATAATTCAATACTAGCGCTAGATATTAAAAATATGTCTTGTGCGTCTTCTACACTTGCAGTTACCGAAGCAAATGATATTCTGGTTGCATCTGTGCCAATACCTGTTAATCCGGAACCGTCCCCGGTAAAACTTCCGGTAAAAGAACCAGTTATTGAATATGATCCGGTTGGAAGCTGTTTTATATTAAAACGTCTTGACATTATGCCCACCTTCCGTTAACTACGATGATAAAACTTGGATCCAATGTGAAACCTAATATGTTTGTATCGAAAACTATAGTTTGAGGAGCAAAGTCTGTGGGTGTCCATGTGTATGCAGATTTATCTATATATTGACCGTTCAAATAAACATCAAATTCATTTTTGGTTGCAGTAGTAGTAAGAGCCGGGTTAACGCCGGCTGCGGCAGGCACTGTTACTGTTGTAGTGCTTGTTACTGTTGCGTATTGATCTGTCAAGTTGGTTAAATAGTTTAATGTGTCTGCATTGATAGGTGTAGATGATCCGCCTCCAGATGCTATTACAGTGCCTCCGGAAAATATTTGTTGAGAAACTGCAAGTATAGAAGCCGGTACTGTGGTACTTTCAAACAATCCGCTACCTACATCTATAACTGTATCAAATCTAACCTTTTTAACTGAATACATTTTTTTCAAAGTGCTTCGACGAAATTCCTGTCCGTTTAACAGGGTGCCGTCAACTGTTATTGGCAGTGTAGCTCTGACTAATCTGTCTTCTCCTACTGTATTAACAGTTTCATAATTAATACTGCCGTAATATGTTACAAAACGATTTTCTTCATTACCCCATGACATACGAGCATATGACATGAATTGATCTGTTAATTCGTTTATTTGTGTGGTAAAATCACACCACATCATTAAATCGTAGCTTACTGTTATGTATCTAGGAATATCAATAACTAGAAATTCTTGTGAATTCGCCGGCTCTGTTAATGGCATTGGCCATAATTGATCTTCGTACCTGTTTCTTTTGTTATATCGATTTCGATATACTCTTTTGTTGCCGGCAGCTTCTCTGTTTTGATCTAGATGTTTTAATGATTCTCTTTCTTGTACAGTTCCTCGTTTAATCATGATGAGTGGAGATTGAAGCATTCCTTTTTCATCACGTATGTATCCTAAACGTTGCACATTATCCCATTTTTCGCCGTTCGCAAATATAACCGGGACATTTACAAGTTCTTTTTGAAACTTAATTTGCGGCCGAATCTCGTTGTCTATAAACCATTTTATTGCATAATCAATATCATATATTGTTCGTTTAGGTGTACGAAATATATCATCATCTCGTCTCACTTGATCAGCTCTGTTTAAAATCTGATCAGGTCCTATTCCTTCAGTACGTATAGGAGATGGTTTATTAGTTTTACGATCGATATTTTGTCTGTTATATCTTGGCATTAATGTCCTTTATGTGCATATTTTTTGCCGTCACTTCCAAATCTTAAATTTCGTATTCCAATTGGCACTTGACGAGTTGCATGTGCATCAACTACTATAGAAACACTATATCCATGACTGCTACCGTTTGGCCATGTCTCTGGATTCTTACCAGCAAAATACTGATTAGCATCTACATTGTCTAGTTCATAGTATTCGTTATCCCAGAAAATTACATCTCCGACTTCTGGATATATATCAGCTCGAACTAATATATCTCTGGATATTGCAAACTGTGCCGTTCTGGTATAAGTATGTCCGTAATCGTCTTGAGATGCAGATTTACCTTCTTTAGTAATTAAACAAGGTAATAATATAGAATCATAAAAAGTTTTATTTTCAGATTCTCCGTACAAGTTGGATTCGCTTTGTTCAATGTTTAATTTATAAATTTCTATTTCAGTGTCAATTACCGCATTCAATAATTCTGCGTTTATTGAAGCTAGAAACTTAGCATCACGATGTCCACCAAATAGAGCCATATGTTTTAACCAATATAAATTTTAACAGGTACTTTGCTTAATACTTCGAACATTGCATCATTTTCTGCTTTTTGTCTTTCAAGCATTGCCTGTTTAGTCATTTTATCTAAAAATTCTCTTAGTTGTGAGATAAGTGCTTCTTTTTCAGAAGATGCTTGTGATAAAAGATCTGCGGCATTCAATTGAACTTCTGCATTAGGTATAGGTATTGATGAATATTTTCCTCGAATATTACCTAATATTTCTTTAGCAAGTGCCGCACCATATCTAAATATCCACGTACGCCCCATATCATTAATGTTACTGTATGTTTGATAAGTATATGGTATATTTGATGCGTCACTTATAGAGCCGGCATTTGGGGCTGTATTGCCGAATAAAAGAGCATCTTTCACTTTTTCTTCTTCAAACAAGAATTCAAACCAAACTTTATCAAAATAAGGAGTAGCCTGAGTTCCTTGTGTTCCTGGAACTGGATATAATTTTAAATCGTCTCCGTGTATTTCAAAAGAAAAATGTGACTTTCTGATTCTGTCGTTGAATTCTATAGTTTGTATTCTAAGCAAATCCTGATGAATAGGCATCATCATGAAGTTAACACTTGGAGAAAATCCTCCAAAGTCAAACGCATCTAGTAAGCCTTGAGAACCTAATCCAGTTCCTACAAAAGGATCAAAATATCTGATTATAGCAGGAGGCACCGTGTGAAGAACTCTTTTTATTTCAATTGAACTTGTGTTTGAAAGAGTGATACCTAAACTTCGTTCTACTGTTTCTCGTATGCTATATGTTTGTTTTCCATCTACTACGTCTATAGAAGCAGTATGCCATCTAACATTACCTCCAGAATCTGCTTCGGTTCCATATGCTTTTGAAAGTTTTGTTATGTATTGAAGCGACGTACCAACAACTTGATTGGTTAATGATCCGCTCAATAAAAAATTAGATCCGGTAGGTACTCCTAATGTGTTTAGTAAATTATTAACAATGTTAATTTGATTGACTTGATTTGAATATTCCATTACTGCTTGTTCGAAAGCTGTGTAAAAATTCAAATCAATCATTTCAACATCCATCGTAGGATATCCTACTGATTGTGCTGCAAAATCTGCAAATCGATCTGCATGCTGTTGAAATAATGAGTCATTATCGAAAAAACCAAATGGAGTGTCACCTGGCGAAAATGATGATGATCCTGGCCATATTGGTTTATCTACACTGTAATCCATCAGTTCCCTTTTTTATATAAATATTAGTAACCTTGAGATAATAGCCGTAGAATTTCATCTAATGATTCATGTCGATGATTATCTTTAAGAATTATTTCTGCAACATACTTGGATTCTTTTATTTTCGGCACTTCATGAACTGCTGAATCGTTGTGAAATTTTAAATCAATTTGATGTCGGTCGCCACACAATATCATGATGCTTCGTTTACCTAATCTGGACAATACCATTTGAAGCTGTTGTTTGGTTAAATTTTGAAATTCATCTACTATGCATACTGCATCATCAAACGTTCGGCCTCGGAAATGTGTTAATGAAACTAGTTCTATGTTTTCATTTTGTTCCATTTTTTCTAGCAGATCCGGTTTATTATAAACTTTGCGCATGTTGCTACGTATTGGCACAAGCCATGGTTCCATTTTTTCATGTTCTGAACCTGGTAAGAATCCGTTATCTTCTGTAGATATAGTTGGACGTGTAATAATAATTTTGTTAACTTCTCGTTTAAAAAACATATCAAGTGCTGTTTGAACTGCTAACAATGTTTTACCAGAACCTGCTTTGCCTAATATGAAATTAAACGGATGTTGCAATATCAATGATTTTGCTTGTTTTTGCTCTTCCGAAAGTGTTAAATTGAATTTTACAGGGTTTTTGGGAGCTATCTTTTCTTTGTTTGTTACTGCCATGTTATGATAGTTTAGTAAGAGTTGATTCTAATAACTGCATTTCTCTTAATGTTTCAATTTTTCCAACACTCAATCTTTTTACTATTTTAAAAGATTCGCGCGGAGGATATGCTGTCATTATTTTTAGTGTAACTAGTTCCAAGTCGTCTCCGAGATCTTGTTCTATATGAACCATCACAACCATTCTGATCGCTCGTATACGATCTAAAACATCTACTAGTTTTCCGTTATAACGAATTCTGCATTGCATTGAATATTTATGTCTCGCTGCTGCCATATATATCTTTTAATATAAATATCTAAACAGTAAGAAAGGGTGACCGAAGCCACCCTATCTTTTCAATCTTTAATTTGTTAAATCGTTAACTAACTAATCAATTAACTATTAAAGAGTCTCCAATCCTCTCACATATACTTTTCCGTAGAATTCTGGACGAACTACTTTTTTAGCATATCGTGTCATCACACCTTTTCTTGGAGTGAAGTTTACAGGATCATAAACTAATGGAGTCATGATTAAAGGAACATATGGAGCAAATACCGCACCAGTTTCAAGGAACTGCGCACCTCTGAAGCCCATAAGTATAATGTTCTCTTTCATGTAAGGGTTTTTATAAACTGTGTATCTGTTATTGATAGCACCAATTTTTTGAACACCTGCAGCAAATTCCATTTTGTTACCGTCTGTGTCTGCAGCAAATCCTGGAATAGATTCCAAAATAGTTGCAACAGCTGGACTAGTTACCAAGAAGTTTGCGCCACCTCTTAAAGTTTTTTGGTGAATTCTGTTAGAAACTTTTTGAAGTTTAGTTCCTAAAGTTTGGAACCATCCTCCTTGAGTGTTATAGAAACCACCAGTAGTAACAGATGTTTGATCGAAATTAGATCCGTTCCAAATTTCGTTGTTTACTGCTGACCAATACTCAGTAGTTGGAGCTGCAGAAATCAACATGTCTAGAATCTCTAAATCGATTTCCATTGATACATACTCAGAAAGCATTGAAGTCAATTCTGCTTCAGCGTCAATTGAGTGGTAAGCGTTAAGGTCTTGAGCGAACTCAGGAGTCCATACAGCTTTCAATTTACGTGTTTTAGCAACAATTGGCTCTGATTGCATTTCCAAGTTAACTTCTGGAATGTCAATGTCTGTTCCATCATCAATACCAGTTCCAGCGCCAGATCCTTTGAATGGATTAGCATCTTCAAAATCACCTCTAGTAATATCAGTAGGTTGTTTGCTATAGTTAACATTTAATCCGCTGTTATCGATTGCAACTTGAATGTCACTAGCGATTGATGCAGTTACTACAAATGATGCAGTATAAGAAGTGTCAATTACACTAAATGCTTGAACTGGTACAATCTCAGTTGATCCAGAAATAAGTGTAAAAGAACGTACAGCATATAAATCAGCATCTGTTGGTACTGGTACTGTTAATACAAACCAGTCTGCAGAGTTATTAGTATATGTACTATCAAAATTAACTGACGCAGATGGTACTGCTGCTGGAGCTGCAGCTGAACCTGTAGATGCTCCTGCAGATACAGTAGCAGCAACGCCTGTTACATTCTTGATAGAATATCCAAATCTACCTGCTCCATAAAGACCGTCAGAAGCTTCATCAGCATTAGTAACACCGAATAAAGAGTCATCGGCACCTGGAGATGCAAAAGGATGTCCTGAAGGATTTGGATCTACATCTTTATTAAATCCAGGACGCTCTGTTCCATATTTAAAATCTAGGTAAAATACAAGACCTGATGGCAAATTCATTGGTTGTACAGAAACGAATTCTTTAGCTGCAAATTCAGCAAAAATTCTTCTTACCAATGGAAGTGCAACACCAGCCCACTCTTCAGAACCTTCTGCGGTTCCTGTAGCTGAAGCTTCTTTTACCAATTGTCTTGCTTGGTTTTCAAGCAATTGAGCCATTCCGGCCATTTCAGTCTCAGAACGAAGTCCTTCTAAAAGACCTGTTCTTTGCCATTTTTGTACTAGGGGCTTAGCTGCTACAGTTTGGTTTGGAGCTTTGCCGCCTAAAAGACTTTTCATGTCCATTTTTATTTTCTTTCTTTTTTGTTTTTAAAATTAAATTAAACCTGCTAATTTCTTCCAACGATTTGCAAAAGCTGCGCTTTCAGAAATTATTTCTCGTTTTGGTGCTGTTGAAGCAGTAGGTTTAGAAGCATATGATTTAGATTCTTTTACTACTTTTTTCTTGTTCACCGGTTTTTTGAAGCTTTCGCTTAAGGTGCTAAATACCAATTTAACTTCTCTGGTGCTTGCTGCTCTGTCAAAGTTTTCAATAACTTTCATTTTTTGTGACTCATTAAGTTCAAAGTTACGGAACAACTTGTTAGTGTAAAGAAGTTTAGCGTTAAGAAGATTCACTTCATTAATAGTATAACGAAGTTGTTTGATAACTGAATAAGCTTCATCTAACTCTTCTTTCATGTTATATGAACCTTCGTTAGTTTCTTCTTCTTCTTTGGCATATTTTTCGCCTTCATCTTCTTCTGCTAGAATCGATTCAATGATAGCATCAATATCTTCAGATACTAAATCCATTCCGGTACCATCTTCAGAAGCAACTTCCATCATATCTTCTTCTGCTTCTTCTTCCATCATACCTTCTTCTAACTCTGCGATGATTTCTTGCAATTCTAAATCTAGTTCAGAATCCATTTCTTCGTCGCCCATTTCTGGTTCCATGTCCATGTCATCCATTTCTGGTTCCATTTCGTCTTCGGGCGCTTGTTCAATATCACCTTCGTAATCATAAGTTCCATCGCTATCGATGTCAATACCAACTCCAATAGAGGCAGGCATATCCATACCAGCCATGTCATCTGGCATATCGCCTAATTCTGCAGGAACTTCTTCTTCTTCGCCTGCTGCCATGTCTAACTCTGCAGTTGCTAATTCGTCTTCTTCGTCGTCAAGCTGCTCAGACAATTGTTTTCCTAGCATGCTTTGCAAACGATTTCCAAATGCTTCTTCAAGAGCTATTTTGGCATTTGCGATAGCAGTTTCTTTAACAGCTTTAGCATCAGCGATTGCTTCTTTTAGCAAATCTGTTTTTGCCATAGTTTGTTTCTCCTTAAATTTTTTTTGTGGAAATAAGATTATTTGAAATCTTAATAGAATATTTTTATTTGTTTGTAGACGCTATATAAAGGGTGATAGCGTATTCTATAATAAATATAGCACCGAACTAAAAAACAGTAAAAAAGTCCTAACTTTTTTTGCTAGGACCAGTTTCAGGGTGTATTTGTGTCTATTGTTCTTTACTTCGGATGCGCTGTATGAATGCTGCTCTGCTTCGCTCTGCGCGTCTTGTAATGCTCGGTTTTGTAAACTCTGCACGTTCAAATGTTTGTTTTAATACTCCTGATTTTTTAATTCGTCTTTTGAATTGTTTTAATGCGTAAGCAATATCTCCTTCAATAACCCGTACACCTAATCCGTTGCCTGGTAATGTGGTTTGATGTAATTTTTGTTTTTTATTCATATGTGTATTTTATACGTTTCTGTTTGGTCGTAGCTGAGGATCTTGCATCACTTTGAATCGAAAATATCGTATTTCCGGTTTCTGTGAAAAGTATCCTTGAAGCTGTTGTGATTCTTTTGCTGGATCATCACCTAATCGAAAATAAAAATATCCTGCTCTGCGACTTTTAGATTTTCGATGCTTAACCGGATATATTTTTTTCTTGATTGCAAATTGTTTGATTTCTTCTGCTACGTTGTCTGCCATTGCTGGGTCACGAAGCATGTATTGAACGCCTCCTTGATAGTCTGTGATATTGTTGATGAGCTCTGCTTCTTCGAGTTCATTTTCACCCATCATTTGTTTTTGAATATCTGCGGTTTTTTCTAATTCTTTATTATAGACTTTTAACGCTTCGATATCATCATCAGTTATTTTACTTCGTTCATTTTGTTCTCGAATGCCGAAGAATTCTTTATATGTATTTCGTTTCTTGCTCATTATCTCTTTTCTATAATAATAAAAAAATTGCAAATATCCTAATTATTGTCCGTACAATCTTTCTAATTGATATCTTAAATCTTCATAACATCTTTTGGCGCGCGCTTCTGCTAAAGCAGCTTCTTGACAACTTTTGTCATATAGTTTTGCATCGTCGACAAGTCTTTTAACTTCTCGGCGAATCATTACCTGGTCGACATTTGATCCTTCTGCTTCAGAAAGTTCTGTGGTTAATCGTTCTGCAATATCAACAACACGATTCACTTCGTTTGCCGATTCCTCATATTTTGAAGGGCCGCCATACATTTCATTACACCTATCTTCCATCATGCGCATGTATTCCACCAAATGCCGTTTTTCTTCTTCGGTTAGCGGAAGTTTCTGTTCTGCTTGTTGATTATCTAGAACATGTTTTTGTTCTTTGTATATTGATCGTACGTAATCTAAATTGCTTTTCATGTTATTTGTTTCTTTATATTCTGCATTTTCCGTCTTCGCATAAAATAGAAGTTATAATTTCATGCACATGTTGATATTTGTTTGTTGGAGCTGCGTGTCCGGCACTTTCGAATTGAAATTGTCTTCCGCCTACTGGTGCAATAAAAGCTCCATGGGTTGAAGGATTGGATACTACATCCCAACAAATAAGTTCAAAATCAGGTTGAACTTCCATTAGTCCTTCTTTTAATTCTTTAACACTGCCTAAACCTCTTGAAGATATTCCTAATTTAATTCCTTCTTTAAACAATGATTTTAATATTTTTCCTGATGGTGTATCTAATACTTGTAAAGCTCCGCATAAATCGTTGCCTTTCCACCAAATTTTTAAAATGTTATGTGACACATTATTCAGGTTAACAACTTGTGATTCTGGATGATCTAGTTCACCTAATGCTCTGTGTTGCTGAATGAATTCTCGATCATATTTTTTACATTCTCGTTCTAATATCTTTTTAGGATATACTCGTCCGTTTTGATTTTTAGCATCACATCTTTGCAACACACCTTCTACTACGAATCCTCCAGGTACTCCGTAACGATCTCCGGTTGATTCATTCAATGTGTTTAACGGATTGAATGTTATAAAATCTTGTATAAGTTGTTTAGACATAATGTTATTGATTTAGATTTCTAACTCTTTCTGCAATTGTTTTTAATTTGTTTGACATTTCTGTTAAAGCTTTAACCGCTGATTTATTAAAAGCTTCTCGTGTCATACCACTTTCAGATTTTAATCTGGTTGCATTATGAACAGCTTCTTCTATTTCACGTAATTTTTTATAAGCTTCTTTAATCGTACGATTCACTTTTGCTTCAGCCGACATTTTAGGATTTTCGGTAACATATTGTCCATATCCTTCGATAAGACGCTCATAACGTTTTTCCATTGCTTCAGCAACCTCATTTTTCTTTAAGAAATACTTTCCTGTTACTGGAGCTACGCCAGCAGATGTAGACATTTCATCTACTTTTTCATGATATCCGTTTCCGTCACACTGTTCACAACCTTTGCCTTCACATTCGGTGCATTGTTCTGCATTTTCTAAGGCATTAACCATTGGCTCTTCTTTATTTCCATCTCCATCAAAATCTAAATAATCAGGTTTTGCTTTTTCTGTTAATGGTACACGTTCAAATTTTCTTTTCATTTCCGTAATCAATTGTTTCATTGGTGAACTCTGTTTAATTCGTCAACTAGGTCAAAATATCTTAGCAGTGATAATACATGAGACTCTTTTATAACTTTCATGTTTTCCACATTGCAAAGCATTTCTGCTAAATTTTCTATTTTTATACGAGCAACATCATCTTCAGTTTTTGAAACATGTTCTTTTAGTTGCTGTTTAATTTTTGGTATTTCCGTTTTAATATACCGTTTAAGAGAATCTGTATCATTAACGTGTGTTATGTATTGATTCAACAATTTTTTCTGAGCTTCTGACAGATTGGTGTATTTTGAATTAAACTTGTCTACCAACAATTTGTATGTTAATAATCGGGTATCTTTGCTTTGTTTTCTGAATTCTTCGTATAATTCATCCGTTTCCGTTTTTTTAGCTATCATTGTGTGTTCTAGTATCACATCTTTGCATTTAGCAATTTGTTGAACGGTAGCTTGATCTGCATATTCAAACAACAGGTATGTAGAAGCTAAAACTTTGTAATTTGATATGCGAGCATTTGATAAAGAATCGAAAGAAAAATTTTCTTGTATTTCTTTTACCAGATTGTATTTTTGTCTGCGCAATGTGCTTTGATTCAATTTGCGATAAGCTGCTTGAGCTTCTTTAATAAAATCTAACGCACGTGCTTCTGATTTGTGTTGTTCTTTGATAATTGAATTATACAAATTTAATTCTTTTGATAATTCCGTGTTTTTGCCGAAATATTTTTTTATAATATCTAATGCAATTGTTTTGTCAGAAGTTAGTGTTTCTGAAGTCAGTTTTCTAACTAACATTTCAAACAATATTCCGGTATTTTTGTACTTCGAATGTTTGAGTTTTTTCATTTCTAGTATTCAGTTCTAGATTTATTTATATATAAATATTGTTACGCTTATAAAATATTGTTTTCATCTAGCAATGTTCCGCTATCTTCATCTTTTTTTGCTGACTCATACAGCATTTGATTTGCTAAACTTTTATTTTTCTTGTTTATTTTTTTCAATACATCAATATTTTCACGTCGCATATTATATGGAGAACTTGTGCTAGCTCGGCGACTGCCTCTTGGATCTGGTTGGAATGTTGTTCGTTGATTTTCCGGATCCATGTGTTGTTTGATTTGTTTGATACCCAGCGGATCCCATCCGAATGCATTCTTGTGTTGTCCAGATTTAATTCCTTCCGGCGGACGACCTCCTGGATCATCACTATCTGTACCCATATGCATTGAAGCTAAATCATGAGGTGTTCCGTATGAAACTCCTGTTACCGTAGGATCATTTCCTTCTTGTTCAATTTGACTTTGACGGAATCTCAGTTTAAGATCTTCTATTACATCGTTCCTTTCTTGCAACCATTGTTCTTCAGACATATTGAATATGTATTCGTATATGAATCTGTCTGAAACTAGTTTAGAATCTTTCATTGCGCCTGCTAACTGAATTTTTTCATTCATGAGTGCAATTTTTTGTTGATCATAAATAATAGACGGAGCTGTTAATTCTAAATCAAAATTAACTAGATCTGCATCTTCATATCCTTGAGTATATAAATGAACTATTGCTATTTTTGCAAGTTCTGATTCTATAATTTTTTGAATACGCTCAATAGTACGTGCAAAACGTATATCCATTGATGCTAATGTGGATTTTCCTTCTACTCCTTCATCAAATCCTAAAAATGGTTTAGGTATTTTAAGAGCAGCCATCATTTTGTTTTTAACATATTCGATGTCATCTATACCGGTAAATTCCATTCCCGGCAGTGAAGATATCTCAGTAGATGAATTTCCTCCTCGCACGGGTAAAAAATAATCTTCCAACATGTTGTTCAAGTTGAACTTCAAATTGTAATTACCTGTTCTTTGATCTACATATGGAACTTTTTTCATTTTGTTGATCATTTGTTCCATGAATGCATCAACTTCGTTAGGTGGTATATTACCTATATCTACTTTGAATATTCTTTTTTCTGGAGCTCTCATTACACGATGAATAAGCATTGCATCTTCAAGCATTGTTAATTTTTGAAATTCTTGTCGTGCTCCTTCTAACATGGATCGGCCGTAAGGTAAGAAGTTAGAATCTGAAATTAATCTGAAATGTGCTATTTCAAACACATCATATTTTTCTTCTGGGTTAGAAACATGATGAAACTCTATTTCATAATCTCCAATATCTTCACGATATTCTTCCCAACGTTCCATTTCATAACTAGAAAATGGTCTAGCATTGATAATACCTACTTCATCTGAAATATCTAGTTTTAAAAAGAAATCTCCGTATTTACACATATTTCGAATCCAAGGCCACAAGTTGAATTCTATGTTTAATACGTCATAAAACAGGTTGTTTAATATTTTTTGTATTCTGACATCTTCGGTTTTAATTGTTAAGATATCTCCGAACTGATTGGCTAATGTAGATTCATCGGCATATATGTCTAATGCAGAACTGATAATAGGATCTTTATCCATCATTTCAAAATCAGTGTATAACTGCATTCTGTTTTGGTGCATATAATAATTTGAATCATATCCACCCATACCTCCGACAGCATGACGATTAGTTCCATGCATTCTGGTGTATCTGTCGGCTATTTTGCTTCCTACTAAATTTCCGGATGATTGTAATCTGTTTGTGTCGACTACACGTAGTTTGTCTTTACCATACGCTCTTACGATAACGTTGGTACGAAACAGATTTCGTAATCTTCTTCTTAATGATGCCATACTTGATATTATTTTTATATAAATATAACTTAATAAAGATCAGCGGCTATTTTATTAACCAAGTTAAATCTTCATCTCCGTAACCGTTATTCCAACTCCATCCGGTGTCTTGTCTATTCATGCCGCTGGTTGAAATAATTCCATTTGTTCTTGTGAACTGAGAAATTGCTTTTTTATGCAATTCAATACCATGTTGTCTGAGTTTAACGATGTATCTCTTAACCATAATCCGATACAAAAACTCATAACAAGGTCGTCATTATAACCTATTTCTGCTTGTGCTTTTCCGTTTTGCCATTTAAACACAAACATTTCTTGTATTAATCTTTTACTTCGTATTTTAGGAGTTCCTTCTCTCATGTACATTTCAAGTGCAGATATCATCAATGGCCGAGTTCTGCTCGTGGTAGATACACCCGGAACCATTTTAGTTTTATCTTTTACGTCATATCCTTTCATGAGTTGCACTTCTAAATCTACATATCCATCATCTTTATACGTGTAAAATAAATTTTCATAGTTTCGGTCTAGTGCTGGTTGTATTGCGGCCCAACCTATGTTTGCATTTTCAATTGCAAGTAACGCATTATTCCATTCTGTTGCAACCGTTACCAACATGTTGCCGTATTCATTCGGAGGAAGTTTACCTTTATATTCTGCAACTTGAGTTACTGTTTCTACGTCAATAACATGAAACGCAGACCAGTCGGCACTATCACCTCGAGCAACGTCAGCTACTACTATATAATTTTTAGAATAATCCGGATACTCCCAAATCCAATAGCCGTTATCATATCCTCTTCTTTCTAATGGCTCTGAACATTCTTGTTCAAATCGTTGCAGTATAGCACCATCTATTACAGTGTGTCCGGAACTTACAAAGTCACAATCACATTCTTGTGCTGCTCCTCTTTCTCCTAAAAGTTGTGTTTGTTCATTTCTCCAGGTTTGATCTCGTTCCGGATGCACCGTCCAATGCAGTTTGATGTTATGCCATTGTGTTTGTGCATTAGTTTCTCCGTCAACCCATGTTTGATGAAACCAGTTACCGATACCGTTAGGAGTAGATAACACAATTGCACCACCACCAGTAGATAGGGTTGCTTGTGATGCTATCCATATTTCTTCAATGTTTCGAATGAATGCGGCCTCGTCTACTATTAGCAGTGATAAGGCTTCTGAACGTGCTCCTGTGGTTGCTGATGATACTGCTTTGATTTGAGAACCATTTTTAAATTTCAGTGATAATTTGTTGTCTGCTTCGATAGTTCCTTTCAACCAACTCGGCAGATTGTCATGCATCACACGAACCTTTGTAACAAGATTTTTTGCTACTTCTTGTGTGGTTGCGATAACTAGAGTATTGAAATCTTCATTGAACAACATGCTCCACAGAGCAAACCCGGCACTAAGAGTTGAAATACCTAACTGTCGAGACTTTAATATAACACTGTATCGGTTATCTCTTAATTCTTCTAGTACCTCTTCCTGAAATTCATACAGATTAAATTTAATCTTTCCTCGTTTAGGATGTTGGATAAAACAATAGTTACGCATGAAGAACACAGGATCTTTAGCACACCGAACATATTGCTCCTGGATAATCTGTTTTAAGTTTTTTGACATATTATTGTACTACTGCAACTATCATTTTGCCAGTAAACAGTGTTGCTGTTATGCCGGCAGTAAACCAGATTGCAGGATGTTGATACCATTTTTGTTGCAACAATTTTTCACGTTTAACGTATATTTCAATATTTTCTTCAAGTATTGCAATTTGTTTTGCGTGATATGATAGTTGCAATGAATCTAAATAATTAACCTGTTCTAGTTGAGATATAATCGTTTTCTGAGTGTTAATTATGTGTGTGTTAACTGAATCTATATAATACAATGAATCTAATGTTTCTGATATTGCATGTATTTCAGATTCAGTAAAACATGTGTCTGCTTGAGATGTTGCATTTAAACTGTTCAAGAAAAATATCGTATAGATGATATACTTCATTTGCGTTTAGTTTTATTTATGATATTTTGTTTGCTTTGAGCGGTAGTTCTTTTTTTACGAGGAGTATTTTTCTTTTTGGTTTCTAGATCTGCAACTTTCTTTTTGTTTGCAGTTGCTTTTTTCTTAACCGCTTCTTTTTCTTCTGTTACTCGTTCTATTTTACCTTTTAATTTGTTTATTTCCGCATTGTTATCTTTTAACTTCTCTTCAGTTTTTTCTAGTTTACGTTTACTAGATAATTTGAATACGGAAATAATCAGCATGAATAATCCTATTGCTACTGCAGTTATCACTTTCCAATATCGTTTAATCGTTTTCATTTGGTTTAGTCCTTTTGTCTAATTCTTGTAAAAATTCTTTTTTATATTCGTCAAATCCTTTTTGCACTTTTTCTTCGAACTCTTCTGCAGTCATATGTGCTTGTATGTCTTCGGTTAATCCGTCAGAATTAACTACAACTTTAGATGCTTCGGTATAAGCTTTTTTAAGCATTTCTACATCTTTCTCTGCATCACGAAGCCATGAAAGTGCATTTGCTCGAACTTTGGCTTTTGCATATTCTTGATACTTGCCTTCTTTTTTGAGTTCATGCTCCATTTCTATGGTACAATCAAAACACATTCCGTTAGCTTTACGCATTGTTTCATCTAATGGATGTGGTTTTAAGCAAGTGCATGTGTCTTTTCGACAGTTTGGAAAAGATCTGATATAATCACGTGCTTGTTGCAACGCATCGGAATTTTTTGATTTTCGTATGCGAAATCCGTCTCGTTGTTCTACAATGGTAACTAGTCCTGTAACTGGATCTGTTTCTTCCCAGATATCTCCAACTGCATGAGTTTCTGCTTTTTTGGCTGCGGATTTTGCGTCTGAAAATCCTATGCTTTTTTTGGTTTGAAACTTGTGGGTGCCATCAATCATTTGTTGAATGGCTTTGATGTTTTGTAACTTGTTCTTTTTTGCCATATATTGTTTTGTTATTTACGCCATATCTTCTGCAGAGCTTGGATCTACATTTATTTGTTTATTGCTAAACAATCCGTTATTCTGCATCCATATGATAATATCTCTTCTCATATCAGTCTTACTAACTTCTTCACCAGTTTTAGCTTCAATTTGTTGTATTGTATTTTTTAAAATATTTAACATTACAGCTGTTGCTTTTTCTTCTGGTTGTGGTTGATTAATTAATCGACTGATTAATAACTCTTGGAATTGTGCAACAGGTCCTTTTTCTGCTTGTAATTGAGCATCAGGATCTCCTGCTTCACCGGTTTCAGTGCCATCTAGTGTTGGTGCATCTGCTGGAGCTTCTGGAGTTGGTGCATCTGCTGGTGTTGGTGTTTCTGGTGTTGTTGCGGCTGCGGGTGCTTCTGGAGCTGCAGTTGGTTCGGGAATCGGCTCTGGTGCAGGTTCTGCTGCTACTGGCTCTTCTTCTGTTTCTTCTGCTTGTTCTCGAATCATGATTGCAATTTTTCTGCGAACATATTCTCTGATTAATCGTTCTTTATTTGATTCAGACAAACGATTTACTCGCTCTTGCAATTTTTCTTCATTTTCTGGCTTTACCATGCTATTAGTAATTGCGCCATGATCGATTCGTTCTAATTTTTCCAAGAATCCGTCAGTATCTTCAATCTGAAGTTTGTCAAACAATTTTCTTGCATGCTCTGCAGAATATTCTCCTTCTTCTATTTTTTTGTATAAACGATCTTTGATTTCTGGTACCATGTTTTCTATGTTGTCAATGACATTAGTAGCATATTTTCTAGGTACATTTGGTTGAACGCCTTTTACACCACCAGGAACCATGTTAGGGGCATCTTCTGCTGTGTAATCCTTCATGTCTTTGCGTGTTTCTGCTTTCAGTGACTTTGCCATGTCTTTTGATGCTTTGTAGTTGCTCTTATGTTTTCAGCCATCTTTTTTCTTTATTTTATATATAAATATTACCTACTGTATTTATAGGCTCCTAAAAGTTGATTTACTGGTGCAAATGATCCGGTTAATTTGTATGTGTTTCCTCCGTATGTGAACACGATACCTTCTAACGGAACAATTTTTTCGAATCCTCCTAATGCTTCTATTCTGCTTAAATGTTTTTGTAACAAATCCAAATGTTTTATATCATTGCTGGATTTCAACATGTTGATTGCTGCAGTTAGCTCTGAACGTATATCCTGAACTGCTTTGTCTGGATTAACTGCTAAGAAGTTTTTGACATTCTGAAGTATGAGTGCTCCTAGTTTTAAAAAGATACTTTCGAATGGTTGTATGTTTTCATATTGTATCTTTTTTAGTTCTGCAGGATTATCCGTTTGAATTACCCATTCTTTGAATGCTTCATTATCAATTGACTTTGTTAGTGCTGTTTTGTTTAATGATTTGTCTGCTATAGACCATCTGCGAACAAGTGCATTAACTATGTCTTCTGGAACATCGGCTCCTAACTCTTTTGCTTTAGCTTCAATCAATTCTTTCCACCAGGATCTGTGATATTCAAAAACTAAATCAGTTTCTGCTAATCCGTAACGTGTTCTGAGTTGATCAACTTCTTTGAATAACGCATCTTGATAATCTTCAAATTGATCTACTTGTCCTAGTTTTAATTCGCGAGGTGGTATAATTTGAAATGTTTTTTGCAGATGAGCATTTGCATCTTGTATTGCTCTTTGCAGTTCAGATCCACCTGGCATATCAGTCATTACTTCATTTCCGTCGGCATCATATTCTACCAGATTATGAAATTGTAGAACCGCAGTTTCATATGCAATAACATTTTTAGTTTCTGGATATATGATTTCCATGTTAGCATACACAGATCCGTTTTTAAATATTTCATTTAAACGAGCTTCGCCTAGTTTCGAAAGTGCTGCATTTAAATCTTGACCGGCTTCTCGAAATGCATCAGATATAGCACCACGTCCTGCAAATTTTTCTGCTAATGCTTCTGCTGATAAAGGATTTTTTCTTTCTCCCTTATTACGTGCAAATCCTACTTGTCCGTCTTTGTATGTTACAAATATGTTTTGTCCGTCTGTTTTTTCAGTTACTGCTTGTTCTACGTCTAATCGTCCTGTTAATCCTCGTGCTATAATTTCTTTCATGTCGTTGAAAGTTAAATCATAACGATCATAAGGATGATTCATATGTCCACCTAATCCTCCTTCATTCAAAGGAACGCCGAAAATAGTTTTGCTAAAATTTCCAAAATCATAAACAAATTCTTTGCCACTGTTTTTATTTAAGAATCCTCTTAATTTTTTAATTTTTTTGGCATGAGCCTGTGTTTGTTTTTTAGTTGGGTATCCTCCACCCATTACTTCATTAACATCTTCTTCAAGTTGTTGTTTCCACCAATTCACAGAAAACAAAGTTTCTGTAATATCTGTTTCTGGTGTTTCGGGTGTGTCAAATATCTGCCAAACATTTTTTACATAAGCTTCATCATATTGTGGATATTGTTGTGCGAATTTTTCGTAATTTCCAGATGCAATTGCTTCACGTGCTGCGGTGGCAGAAATAGGTTTACCATTGCTTGTTAACGGATCTACCATCACATTGAGTTCTTCTGCATTGATATCTGCAGGTATTTTACGTCCGTTTTTATCTCCAATTTGCTGATATTTTTCTACGTTGCTTATGAATCCTTTTACTCGAACATAGTCGTTATCTTTGTTAGATGCAGCCAATGCATATGATCCGCCTGGCGCATTAAACAAGTATTCATATGCTGACAATATTGGACTTGGATATGGAGTTGGTTGTATTTCAATTTTAGAATTATCATTCAGCAATCTGAAAATATCTATGCTGTTTTCTCTAGTTACTCCTGGTCTTGAATTAGGCCCTATCAGCATGATCACTTTGCTTACTGCCGGATGATTGGCATACTGATTTGCAAGATGCATATGAGCTCCGGTGATAGGCTTGAACCCTCCAGGAAATAAAACAGTTACGTTGTTCATTCGTTTTCTTTATATATAAATATTGTTATAATTATAATTGCGCAAACTTTCTACCGGTAGTTATTGCTAGATCTTGTATTCTAAAATTAACGCCTGAAGATGCACTTAGTGCTAATCGATATCTAGATAATCCTCCGGATCCTATAACAGATCCTGTAATTTGTCCGGTAAACGTAGCATTTAAACTAGCTCCTCCATGTCTTACTTTAAACGCTTCATAATATTGTAAAGCACTCCATGTACCATATCCAGTACTATTTTCTACTCCGATTAAAACACTTCCAGTTCCCGGTCCTAATGAAAGATTAAATGCGGAATCAATCCTCATTACATCTTCACCATTTAAAATTTTTGTAAAAAATATTTCTCCTACATCAGATTGAGTTCCGGTTACTGAAAATATGCTACCCGTTGCATATATATGACGTCCAACATTGTATCCGTCTGCATATCCGGTTGCTGTATCTAACATTACAAGTCCATTAGTAGAATCTACTGCCATAAAAGCAGATGCGGTTACATCGCCGGCCGGCGTTAAATGAAATCCACTTCCGGATATTTCAATGTTTCCTCCACTACCAGATATAAATACTGTGTTAGGATCTCCCAGAAAGAAATTTTGTGTTGCAACATACAATTCATCGTCAGACGTAGAATATCGAAAATAGCTGGATGTATTTAAAAATAATTCTAATCCTACACCGCTGTATGGTATTCCGCCTTTCGTGTTGAATCCTGGCAAGGCACTTCCGCTCCATAGCAAGAATCCTGGATCTCCAACTTCAAATCCACTATATCCTAGTGATCTAACAAATCCTGTGTCGGTTAATCCGCTGATTGCGATACCCGATTCCAATGTGTTTGCAACATACAAAGAACCGGTAATCATGGAATAATCGCCGTCTATGTATCTGTTGCCTCCTTGCCAAGTTAAATTGTTTTTGTAACTGATCAGTTTGCTACGTTCGCCGGCAACGTTGTAATATTCTATTTTAAAAGAAAGCTGATTACCTGATTTGTGTTTGGTTGGTATTTCGGTTCTAAATCTAGTATAATTTGGTGTATAACCAGGATCGTTGTCTGTTGTGGTTCTGATATCAGAAAAATACCATTCTCCAGCTTCTATAACAAATAGCAATACTCCGTTGCCGTTTCGATCTGCACGGAAATAAAAAGTTTGATCGTCTATTCGTTGAGATTCAGATCGTATTTCTAATTCGCCAATTGGTTTTCCAACTTTAACTGGTAATTCCTGATTATAATAGTCTGCGGTAGCATAATTAAATGCACTACCACTCATGTAAGCATATACTTTTGGATTCTGATTGTTACTTGTTGCATTGCGAAATGCTCGAGCGTCAAATGTAACTTTGTATTGAGAATCTGCAATAAATTTTCCTGCTACAGATGAAGAAACTTGTAACACATACACATCGTTTTTTCTGGGTATATTTACTGCAGGTACAACTCTTATTGAATTATTTAATGATCCGATATTTCTGGCTAATGCAGGTGCAGTAGTTTCAGTACGTCCTAAGTATGTATGACTTTCCCAATATGTGTCTATAGTAGCTTGATCTACAATTGAACCTATATTAACATATGGATCTACACTTGAAGTTGAAGGAACAAATATTTGTGTTTCTTCTAATGCTATATCATTTACTAATTCATATGTTCCTACAGTGCCTTTTCCAGAAGCATACACTTTGATTTGACTTACGTCTCCCGATGCAGGGTCTAATCCTTCTATTTCTACATATGCAAATGATTCAGAATTTTGTGTTGGTGTATACGTCGGAGTAGCTTCATAATCGATAGTATATGCAGATGGTCCGAAACTATTGTATGTGTGCGAAAATATGCTTTGACTCGAAAATACTGTGTAAGCAGAAGTTAATTCTATTGCAGTCGACGATAACACTTTTTTAATAGTGCTGGTATAAGTATTATTGCTTATCGAGTATCTGGGTGTAGGAGATGGATTGTTTGGCGAAGCAACTGTGAGTGTGCCTCCTACCATATCTCCGGTAAATGTTCCTCCGTCTACTACTATCACAGGAGTAAAATTTTGATTGGTAAATGTTATGGTTCCTGCAGAATATGTTGGAAATTGACCGGATGTATATGTTCGATTCAGTTGTACACCTACTTGTTCCGAAATACGTATAGTAGGTTCTGTTTCGAATATTATTTCTGAAACATTAGCAATAGTTGGATTAACTGCTATGCTTCTGGTCCATTTAACGTTTGGTTTATTGCGCCATTCTGCAGGAACATTTCGAAGTGTGCTTAGTAGTGTTACTGTTGCATCGCCTGGAGAAGTATCTTCATAAATATAAATTACTATGACACGTGCTTTGTCTTCATCTATATAATTTGCAAGTATTTCAGAATATATAGGATCGCCGTTATAATCTAAAACTTCAACTGATATCAAAGAATTAGGCTGAAGAACGTTTTCTCGTCCTCTGAATTTTATAACGTTTTTTCCTGCAGTTAATCTTTCCGGAAATTCTGTTATAACAAAAACATCGGGTGACGTTAAGCTGTTGTCGGTTTGAAATGTGGGAGTATTAATAAATCCTCTGTAAACTGCAGTTTTCTGTTGCATCTTATACTTGCATTTTTATATAAATATCAAGTATGTAATATATGGCTGAATCCATCAATCTTGTTAACTTCTAACAGATTGTCTACCATATCTCGCATAGAATCTACATGAGAAATAATAATAGAGAAATCAAATTTGGTTCTGAGATATTCAAACAAATTGATAACTGATGATATGTGTTCTGCATCCAAACTACCCCATCCTTCATCAATTGCAATGAAATTTGGACGTGGCAGAGCTGAAACATTGATAAGACCGATGCGAATCGCTAGGCTTGAAATAAATCTTTCCATTCCACTGCTTAATTCTAACGGCCAAGTGTTTTGTTCATCATAAATAATATATCCGTTGATATTTTTACCATCCGTATGCAACACTATGTTAAAATCTACTATCTGATCCAATACATTGTTTATTTCAGATTCAATTTTTGGAATTGCCATAGCAACTAAATCATATGGAACACCGTTTCGACTAACTGATTTTAAATAGTATTCAAACGCGCGATATTCCGTTTCCAATATTTTATACTTTTCAAGTTGTTCTAATGCATGTTTCTTTTTGGTTCGAGCAACTTCTATCTCTCCATGCTTAGCTTTTATCTGATTAGCAATAGTTTTTAATTGAGTGTTTTTAGTTTCAATTTCAGATTTTATGCTTTGAATCTGTTCGTCTATACGCGCGTTAGTTTCAATAGCCGTTTTATTTTTATGAAATTGTTCTTGACGTTCATTGCATGTTTCCAATTCAGATTCTTTGGTTTGTAAATCATTTTCTATGATTTGCAGTTGCAATTCTTCTCGTTCTTTTTGTTGTTTCAATGTAGCAATCTCAGAATGTATGGATTCGGCTGTTTGTAGATCTTCAACATGTTGTTGCAATGCATCAATTGAATCTTGTTGAGTGTTTAATGTGGTTGTTAGTTCTTGTAATAAACGTTGATCCGCTCCAATTTCACTCTGGGCTTTGTATGCATCTTGAACAAAAACGTTAGATCTGCAGTACTTGCAATCGGGGTCATATTCATGTTGCGATAAATGTTTGATCTTTTTTTGTTTCGTCTCAATCTCTCTGTTAACATGTTTAATTTTCGTACTTGTTTCATTGTGTTGTTCCTGCACTTGTTGATATGCTTTTGACTGTGCTGTTAAAAAATTAACATCGAATGTTGCATATTCTGTTTGTTTTGTTTTTATGCTATTGCCGTATGTTTCAATAGTTGTTTCTTTTTTAGTAATCTGATCTTGTAATGATTCTATGTTTTCAATCAATCCGTTTTCAGTTTCTTCTAGTTTTTTAATACTAGGGCCTTCATACGTAGTAGGCAGTTTGGATTCGATCAGTTCTAATATTTTGTTTTGTAAATCATTTCTTTGCTCAGAATGTATAGACTCTGAAGCTTCGCATGAAATGATAACATCTTTGTTTTGATTTATTATGTTTTCTGACTGTGTTATTATTTCAGCAAAGTCCGTTTTCTTGTATTCTCGTAATTTTCCTGCAGTTTCTTTGATGTCGTCATTTGCTAACTGATATATTTGTTCAAACACAGTTATATCTAAAAACTGAGACAATAAATCTTTTCTTTCTCGCTGAGACTTGTCAATAAAGTTGTTGCTGTCTGATTGCAATGAAAATGCAGTTAATATAAAATCGTCATATGTTCCAAGATATTTTCTGATATTTTTATTTGTTTCACTGCGCTCTTCTCCGTTTAAATTTTCTGCATCAGTATAAAAATTAACATTCACTTTAACGTGTCCGTTTTTTTGTTTTATGCCTTCACGTTGTATGGTGTATTCCGTGTTGTTGATTGAAAATTTAAATTCTCCTCGAAACCCAGATTTCTGTGTGTTTAACACTTCTCCTGCTTTGCCTGTTTTGCTGCACTTGTCAAATATAGTGTATGTTATTGCATCTAATAAACTGGATTTTCCTGATGTGTTTGGTGCAAATAATCCGGTTACATCAGATATTTTTGTGAAGTCAATTGAATTATTTTCTCCGTATGAAAACATGTTTTCAAACTCAAATGATATCGGAGTCCATGTGACGTGTCTAACAGATTCTAGTGCCGGTAATTTGCTGTTGATTGTTCGATTGATATGTCTAACTGCATCTAGTTCTTCAGCGGTAATATCCGGACTATTGTTTTGCAAATAATCAGTTATCAAGGTGTTTTGATATTCAACATCTCGCACATTTCCTATGCTAATATTTGCAGATCCGTTAGCAGTATTCGCACTGTTGCTGCGTTGAATTGAAATGTCTTGTACTTGATATTTTGAACGCAGAGTTGTTATGAATTTCTTCATGTCTGCGGCATCTGTATTGTTGAATTTAACTCGTACGCGTGGTTTATTTGGCATACGTTTTGGTGCTGCAGTTATGCTTGTTCCTTCTGTTTCAAACGTAACATAACCGTAATCATTATGTATCTGCATGAAGTCGGCTGTTCTGTTTGCCAAGTCCCATCTGAGTATTCCGTGATCCAAAGACTCTCCGTGATTTTGTTGTATGAGTGACCCTGGATATTTGATTAATGGTTTTTTGACTCCTTCGGCTACGTGATATGTTTGCAACGTTTGATCTGCTTTATGAATATCTCCAAGCAAAACCAAATCATGTCCGTCAAATATATCTGTTTTTACATGTTCATTGGATATTTCATATCCTATATCAGTTTTAGCAGAATGCACTGCCCCGTGATGCAATGCAATTTTATATTTATCAGATTTAATGTCGGCAGCTTTAATGTAATGTTCTGGTGCTACGTCTACTGCCATGTGATTGAACAACACGTTTCCTATTTCATATACTGCATTTTCTTTTATGAAATGCACATTAGGATTTTGCAACATGTCCAACACCGGGGACAATGCATCTATTCGGTGCATGTTGTTCAGATTCATGTCATGATTACCTAGTATAACTATGGTAGGTATAGTAAACATGTTGAAAAATTCAGTTAGCATTTGTATGAGTTCTGGACTCATATCCAATTTGCTGTGAACTATATCCCCGGTAATCACACAACAACTTGTATCAGTTGCGTGCTGTGAAATTTCTATCATCATGTTTTCGAATACTTCTCGATATTCACGATGTCGTTTAAGTGTGCGGATATGCACATCACTTATATGAAATATATCCGATATTGTTTCTATTCCAATATCTAAACGTTTTATTTCCATAAAATACCCATCTGGTAATTAATCATCGACTGAAACGTTAATTTGTCGGTTTCTGCGATTCGTTTCGTTATTTCTTCAAAACCTAACTCCGAAGCATCTTGTTCTTGTAAAGCTACAAAATACACATTTAATCCTTCTTTCATGAATGTGTCAGCAATATCCAACGCATTGCGAATGGCATCACTATCCAAACAAATGTATATGTCTTGAACTCTTTTTTCTATTAATTTTTTTCTTAGTGCCGGTTGTATTATTTTGCCGAACAGCGGCAGTGCATTTCTTTTTATTGCAATTGCATCAAAAGCTCCTTCACACAGTACCACCGGCTCATTCCAATTGATCATCATTTCAAAACCTATTATGTCTTTTGACACTTTTGGATTCTTGTGTTTCTGCCAATCTGCCTGATAAAAAGCTCGACTAACAAAATAATTTAGTTGTCCGTCGGCATCATAGCTTGGAATAATTATTTTGCCGGAATATGCTCCTTCTTCACAATACCCAATACGATATCTGATAATATCAAACACAGAAACGTTTCTGGATTTTAAATATGAAATAGCATTGCGATAATCCGGAGTATTCTTAGTTACCCAAAGTGGACGATATTCTGCCGGCAGTTGTAATATTTCTTTCTGAGTAACACTGTCGGTGTTTCGGAATTTAGATATTTTAATTATACGTTCTAATTCTTCGAACCTTTGTTTTGGCAGTTTTAATCTGGTAAACAAACTGTGAATACTACGACCTTTTTCATCAGAAATCCAACAGTGCCAAGCATTTTCTCCTTTGCTGGTAGTTTTAATATTGATTTCTAATTTTGGTTTGTAATGTGATTTGAACGGAGAAAAGAATGCTATGTTATCGCCTGAGGTTGTTTTACCTTTACCTAGAACAGATTCCAATAACTGTAGTAATCTTTGGTTTGCCATATTAATATTATAAGAAAAATACTGAAGTATCCAAAGTATATGGCTTTGATATAATTAATATATAATATATGTCAGACACAAACATTTCATTAATGGTCTAACGATTTCATTTATTAAATAAATTTAATTTCATTCAATCAGTTAAATTAATTAACTTTCATTAATTACAAATAAAATAGTAATTTAAATTTTAAAATCCAACCTTTATGCAAAAAACTTTTTCGGATTGTTTGCCGTTTCGCCTTGTTTCACACATTCCGATAACCATGCATCAGGTATCTGTTTTTTTGCTACATGCATGATACCCAGCTTGTTTGCATAAGCTTCATAAGTAGTTTTGCTGTTTTTTGATATGCGTTGATTAGGATTCTGAAACACCATGCGTATGTCTATTCCCGGATTAGAAGTCAAAACATGTTTCATTTTTTTGCGATCTGCTACGGTCCAACGACCCTTTGTTTCCACATACATGATTTCGCCGTTGCGTTTGGTAAATACAAAGTCTGGAGTGTATTTGTGTTTGGTTTCTGGTACTGTATAATTCAGTGTTTCTGTTTCATAATTTAATGGATATGCAGCTTCGGTTATTTGTTCTGACACTGATAATTCTAGTCCAGACTTGTAACCATGTTTATATGCAGCTTGTCGTGTTTTACTTGTGGTATTCCAATGATTTTTTCGCATAACTTAATTTTAATTTACATATAGTCCCATGTTATTTCAATTTCTTTTGATGTTAACGTAGGATTTTCTTCAGTACCTGATTTAATAAGAATAAATGGAAATTTTATGGTACCTTGATTATCGGTTGTAATTAAATCTTCAACATGTTCATAAACTTTGTCGACAGTTACTCGATTCAATGCTGTAATTTTCGATAATTTTGCCGTTTCACTAACATTTACACCCATACCTTGTTTTTCGAAAAATTCAACATATGAAGTTGTCAAAAAATCCGCAGCACCAATTTCATCATCGCCGTTTATCCATCTATCAGCTCTCTTCCATAACGGATCCCAACTTTTAAACTCGCTAAAATAAAATTCTGCATCATCATCTAGTAATTCTTTTAGTTGCTTGCAAATAGTATATATTTTCGAATTAAATGCAATCTGTTTATCATAATTTTTACTAGTAATACCCAATGTTTCTATAGTAGGCAAATTGTTCTTTAATGAAATTGTATAATCACCACCATCTTTAAATCCGGCTTGATCAAAAAACATATTCCAACTGTTATTATCTTCAGTAAATATTAATTGTGTTGTTCCGGCTGAATTATCTGCAGCTTCCGAATCATCTTTTTTGTCAGTAACAGCGGTTCCTGCTGTATTTGAAACATGTATGTGATTTTCATGTCGATCTGACTCGTTGTCACCACTTTTGTACCATAATACAGATTTAGGATTATTTGAGTTTTCTACATTGTGGGTGTACCCCATGCCACTTAGTTGTTTTTGTAATCTATCTCCTAATAGTTTAAATTTATCTGGGTTTGACTTATACGTGTATCCGTTAAATGTTGCAATATCAACGGCTGCTCCTGGAGTACGAAAATGTCTTGAGTTATCCGTATGTGGACCTTTAGTTGTGCTATTGATTACTAACTTCATAGATAGAGCAGATGCAGCTAATTCCAAATCTGCCATAAGTTTTGGATTAACATTAGTATCTAAACCAGATGCAAATTCAACACTCCATTTCGGTGCAGATGTATCGTCAGTTGTATCGTCAGATGTAGTTGTAGTGTCAGATGTAGTTGTAGTATCAGATGTAGTTGTATCTTCATCGCTCCAAACATCCACTTCTTCGTCTTGTTCTAGTAATAAATTTTTTAATAATAATTGTTTATGTTTCATATTTTTATATGTTATAGTTTGTTTAAAATTGTCAATGGTTTAGTTTTACCGTCGGCTCTTTGGAAATAAAATTTATTATCAGCTGGATTTAAAATAATTTTTTCATATTTATTCTCCGCCTCTGTGGCCCCTTTTTTCTGTAAAAATCTTAATTCTTTAGTAGTTGGATCTAATGTTATACGAGCTTTATAATCGTCGGAGTCAACCGCTTCTTTTGCGTTTGCTAACATGTCTAAATACACTGCATCGGACCAAGTACCATCATCCTTTTTCAGGAACTCTTTTCCGCTGATATAATACTTAGAATATTCTAATTTTACATTTCCTTGTGCATCAACCATTGCTATTGGGCCGGATAGCTTCTCATTTGCATTGTAAAATTGTATATTTCCACTGCCATCATCATCCCACCACTGCGTTTTCCGTTCTATCCCATTCACATAGTTAGTTTTTCGATACACGGATCCATTTTTATTAAAACCAATTTCTTCGCCTTCTTTTTTGTCATTCACATAGTAGCGCTTTTTGAAAACAGTGCCATCCGAATGGTACTCTATTTCTTCACCTTCTCGTTTTCCATCTACATAATTTCTAATAAATTCTTCTTGTCCAGATGCATAATACTCTATTTCTTCACCTTGTAGTATACCATCTACATAGTTTCTGACTGCTTTTTTTGTTTCATTCGAGTAATAATCTGTTTCTATACCTTCTCGTTTACCATTCTTAACATTGGTTTTCCTGATAATCGTTCCATGCTCACCACGTGTATATGCTGTACCGTTAAATAATTCATCATTTAATTTTAACGTGCCGTCTTCGTCAGTAAGATCTGACATTGCAACTACTTTATCTTCTGCATCTATAGGTTTTAAACGATTTACAATAGCAACTTGTATTTTCGACAATAACGTCTTAATGTCTTGTTCAAGAAGTTCAATTTCTTTTATGCGTTCATCATATGATTGTTTAGTCATGAACAAAGAAGATCCGATTACAAATTCATTGGATCTCGGACGCATTCCAGATTTAGTTTTTACAGCAACCTGTACAGTTTCAAACGTTTGTACATAACTCTGCCATCCTTGCTGTAGCGCTGCATTCTGTTGTTCATATGACTGTATTGTTTGTGCGTCGACATCTCGTGTTCCATTTTCAGCATAGTATGCTATATCAGCTTGCAATTGCTTTTGTTGAGTAATTAACGTGTTATATGCCGCTAAAATTGATTCTGCTGCCGGAATAATAATAACATCTATTTTTCTGTCGGTAAATGGAACTGTTGCTATGTATACATATGTTCCGTCTGCATACTCGCCGGATGTACCATACGTTTCATTGTCTTTTATCGAAGCGATATTTTGCTGCATCGTGCGATTTTTCTGAAATATAGTAAATCCTTGAATATCAATATAATTAACGTTGTATACATCTGCATATTTTTTTTGTTTATTAAGCAGTTGTGTAGATTCCCATCCGGTTAGTTTATATTTTTCGGTGCCTCCTTGCTCAAATAAATTTTCAAGAATTATTTGTTCTAACAATATATTATTATCAAATTTCATCGTGTATCTTTATATATAAATATTACCAATCTATCATCACTAAATTACCATTCCATGTCATTATGTTGTCTGGACGAAAGTCTATATCTAATTCAAATTCCGGCACACCTGTTTTCTGCACATCTGATTCCAATGCATTAACAAAATTAATAATTTTCACGTCCGTATCTGCAACCACATCCGTTTTAGCAAAATCAAAAACGCTCTGCTCTCCGCCGGTATCTCTTTGCCAACGTTTATATGCATTAAAAAACTGATCAAGTTGTTGTCGCATAGAACCAGGTAAATCCGAAGCTCGACTCATTATATACATGCGCTGATTGTCATTATAGTAAACAGGAATAAAAGTTGAAAATTCTGCGTGTCGACCAGTTATAATTTCAGCAACACGGAATTCATCTAGTTCTGTAGTTATTTTAAACAGATAGTCTGTTCCGTTAATTTCATAGATACGACCATTGTCTCCTTTATTAAAAAACTTGAATTGTTTTTCTTTGATTAAATCCAATAATCGTTCTATCTCACTTTCCGGAGTTTCACGTAATATGTGTGACATTCGTATCATAAGTTAGGCAAATCCTTATCTAAATCTACACGAACTAAAAAGTTGATATCAACATCTTCTCGTTTTTTAATTGGTTGTGCTAGTTTTGCAACAGCAATCATTTCATTGCGATCATTATATAAACCTATAGTTGTGATGTATGGTTGAAAATCACTACCAGTTGCAAACGAAGCTATAGTAATGTCATCGTCTAGCAGTGTAGTAGGATTAGAAGAAACGTTTAAAGAACCTCTCGGAGCTCGTACAATTACTCCTAACTCGTAAATCGTCATGGTACTTTTGTAACTTGCGGTGTAAGCCGAATCTAAAACATAACGATATCGATAATCTATGCTAGATAAAACTGCTATTCCTTGTTTTTCAAAAACATTGCCAACATGATTGGTTTGAATGAATCCCATGGTAGACTCATTACGATCATTTAATGCACTTATATTGCTAGTTGTAAGTGACTGGTTAAATATTCTAATTTCATCCAGATATCCGGTTAAATTAAAACTATTACTGTTATAACCACCAATATACACATCATCTGTGTTATTTATAAAAGCACTTGCCGATAATGGATTAGAAACAGGTGTTAACAGACTGCTTGTTACTACACTTTCCAACGCACCATCCAAATACAACTGCAAATAACTACCAGATTTATTCAGAACAACATGAGTCCAATCTGTTACTGTAACAGAACTAGTTACTTGTGCGATAAAATTAGAAGCACCTGCGGCACTTGCTACGATTTGATTGCTACCACTTAATTCTATTTTGAACGGATACTGTGTGATAGATCCTGATGCTGCTTTACCGATTATGAGCTGATTGTCTGATCCAGCATTAGAAGCTGAAACAAACAAAGATACTGCATAATTGTTATCTCGATCATACAATCCCGGTACCGTTTTTCTGATATATCCGCTGCCATTAAAATATGCAGATAATCCTATACTTTCAGATAATCCTGTGTTAGTAGGAACTCCGTTAGCAAATGTTAATCCGGATATTTCATAATCAATTCTGCTAGTATCAAAATATTCATTGAATCCTTCGTAATATTTAACGCCAGATACTATAGATGCAGTATCATAAGCAACATCATATAAATTGCCATATCTGTCAGCTTGTATGTTAAAATCTGCAACTCCGAATCCATATATACCCGATCCATAAACTGCAGCTCCATATACTCCAGCAGTTAAAAAATCTCCTTGTATATTAAAAGAAGCTGGTTTTATTCCTTCGCCTATTCTTGGTTGTGGAATTGAAAAAACAGATGCAGATTTAAACAATATCTTTGTAGTTCGTTCTGCATTGTTTTGTCCGAAAGTATTGTATGGCTCGTCTGCTCTTCGATAAAATAAATGATCTAAAGAATCGTATATAATAAACTGATAAGATCCATTTGGGTTAGTAGCATCATTAAACGGCACACTACTGCTTATTGCTGGTAATCCATCTACATGTATCGCACGTAAAGGAGTTACATAACTTGAATCACTACCAGAATAAAAAGTCCAAGTACGATATGCCTTAAACGGATTAACAGTAACATCCGATTGCCGTACTCGATTATACGGCGTTGCAAATGTTCTGTCAATTGTTTCTAATAGATTTATTGTAGACATAGTAAAAACCCGTTACACTTTATTATAAATATAACGGGTTCAAATTGTGATGTTATTTTTTTAGTAATCTAATTTAACACGAATCAATTGCTCTCTTGCAAAGTTTTTAAGAAGTGGCTTACTCATTTTTGCAACTGCTAACAATTCATTTTTCTCATTATACAATCCTACGGTTGTGATATAAGATTGCGGATTTCCGATAAATGTGCTTTGCGCAAGTAATCCGTCAGAACCGGTTGTGTAAGAAGGATTGTTTGAGAAATTGTACTGGCCGTTTTTAACTCGTACAAAATAATTAGCACTAGTTATTTGTTGTGAATTTCGAGCTTGGAATCCGGTTGCAGAACCAGAAATAGAATGGAACAATGCAAAATGATTGCTACCTTCTGAATCTGACGTTGTATTAGTACTGAAATTCAATTGTTGATCCAACATTTTTCCGTCTAACACCATTACTCCATAATCTGGATAAAATAATCCGTAATAAACCGGAGCTGATGCATTAAAGACACCATTAGCTAATGAGCCAGATACAATATTATATACACGTCCAGATACTCCTACCGTTGCACTAGCAATTGACGAGTCATCGATCAATGTAATAGATCCGCTATCTGCAGTTACTGTTACAGAACCAGTAGCATTTGTATCTCGTACGTCAATACCTATTAATGGTAATTCAAAGTTTCCTTCATCTAATCTTTCTTTTACTCTGTTACGTTTAACATTGATAACATAGATTGAATCAGTACTACCAGATCCTGCAGTAACAAATCTAGATGCTCCTTTTTCTAGTAGTAAATTTTTATATTGTGCATAAATTGCTTTTGACGCTGGATTTTCTTCTGTTCCTAAATCAGATGATCCAGATCCTAATGCATGACCATATGCTGCAGCAAATTGAACTGCAGAACCATCGCTGCTAGGAGCATCATCGTAAATGTCGACATAATAACGTCGTTGTGATGTTGTCTGGGCCGAAGCTGTAAAAAATGTTGTTAAACTACCTACATTGCCTGACCATAATCCTGCAGTCACTGTTTGTTTGCTGTTAGTAACTACGTCATCGGGAGAAAATACAGTATATGTATCTGTAGATACTTGTGATGCTAATAAATCAGCTAACGAATTAGTGTTTGTTATTATATTATTAGGATCGGCTATTCGGCCTTGTCTAGGAAGTTGTTTTAATTTTGAAATCAATGTTTTCATATTTTATTTATTTTTATACGTCTTAACTTTGTACAGTAACAACTGTTGCTGGGTTAATCACTAAATTAATAGTAGCAGAACCTCCGGTTTCATTACCTATTATAGTAATAGTAGTAGTTTTAGTAGTATTTACTTGTTTTCCAGTTACTTTAAATGCAAATCCTACTAATGCAACACTTTGTGCATCCTGATTAACACCCAATTGTGTCGGAGCAATGTTTCCTGCTACTGGTTGGGTTACTTCTAATGTTGCTATGCTAGAATTTCCTAGAATTGCAGTATAACCAAAATTAACATTTCCATTCAATGTTGTATTAGGCGTAATATCCGCGGTAGCATTTGGGTTTAATACTATACTAGGGTTACCAACACTAACAACAGGAATATACGTGCTTTGTTTCGGTAGTGTAATAAGTTTATATCGAAGAGCTTGTGTTTCATCAGGAACAGCTTCAGTAATAGGCATATTCTCTATCAAAGTACCGTAATAGTCAGTACCTAACGGATGTTCCGGATTCCATAAATTATAATCAACTTCATCATCCCCTAATGCAAATTGCACTATGTTAAAAGATCCATCTCCTCGTGACAGAAGTTCTCTTCCTTTTAATGTTAAAATAGCATCTACCGTAATAGAACTGTTATCTAAATATCCCATATTCTTTTCTTTTTATATAAATATATACATGTTTAATTTATTGATTCATATTAACTAGCGCTAGTAGCAGGTCCAGAATTACTAAAGTTTCCTGTAGTCTGATTATTAGTAACATTTATAACCTGATTAGGATTTGTAATAGTAGTTTCAACCGGTGGTCCGCCGTCTATGGTATCTTCCGAAGGTATATTAATATCCGGACTCGTTACTTGTGTTCCATCGTAAAATGAATTATTCATACCATCAGGTAAATAATCTTGTGTATCTGCTGGATTTCCTGCAGGATCTTCAGAATATTCTGATGGAGTAGATGATTGTGCCGGTGGTATATAAGGTTCATTCGTATTTAATGCATCTTCAATAGCTTCAATCAATCCGTCTATATCTTCATACTCTCCTGATAATGAATCATCATTAATCACATTTATAACACCATCTAAATCTTCATACTCGCCTGAAACGTTAGTTCCATCATCTGTTAAATCAATTTCAGCTTCATACGTAAATGTTTCACGTTCTATAGTAGGTAAAGCAGTGTCTTTGCTACGTTCTAGCAAATTAGGTTGAACTAGAATACCTGTTAAACGATCTACGCGGGCTGGTAATAGCTGATTTAATTGTTGAAAGAACGATAAATCATACAAAGTGAATATGCTAATATACGCATTAATATCATTGCTTTGTTCGTATTTCTTCCAGTAATCTACTGCAAATTGTGTTAAACGAGGATATGAATATTGTTCAGTATTTCCCGGATCTCCGATATAATCATCTAACACAGTAAATCCTAATTGTGCAATGATATCTTCATCTATCATTGTTTGTGGAGAAAAATATACTCCTAGTTTTTTACTGTCTATCGGCGCATCATCCGTAGTGCTACGTGTTGCTCTGGTTATTACATCTAAACTTCCAACTAGTTCATTATCCGTTAAACGTATTTTGTTGTCATCATAAGTGCCGGCAGCAATTGATATGCCATCATAATAATATGTTTCTTCTAAAGAGTCATAAGGAGTGTCAGTGCTCCAACCTGCAAAAGAAGCCGATATTCCAGACAGATTAGGTTCTACTCCAGATAAACTTGCAGTATCAGTATGATTGATTTTTTGTGATAACGGAGTTCTGAATACTAATTCATCATATGCATCCGTATTACCGTCATATGCAGCAGGAGCTTTAGTATGATTTTCAAATGGATCATCTTGTAATGATGTGTTCCATAATCTTAATTCTTGCACTTGTCCTTGCAAACGAACAGCTCCTGTGCTAGTTCCTCCTATTACCAATGTTCCTGGGTCTGTGATAGATGCGGTAGCACTTGCAGAAGTTTCTGCAACAATTTTTCCGTATTTAGAACGTTTTGCTACTACTTCTAACAAACTTCCATTTGTTCTTAGAACCGTGTTCAACCAACCGCCATCAAACATTTCAATTGCAGCCGACGCAGTTCCGTTAATAAGTATGCTACCATATGTGCCGCTCTGGAAATCTATAGTTACATCATTGCCGTCAATTGTATACAAATGCATAGTTCCTGGCAGTGTTGGATTTTCTAAAACGTCATCTGTACGGAAACGAAGTTCTACACTGTTAACAGTTTCGTCATAATTTACAGTTACTGTTCCTGCAGCATTATTAATTAAATCTAATGCATAATCAAAATTTAATTTTTCATACACAGGTCGCCGTGTGTTTCTTGGACCTCCATATTCTTTAATAGTTATAAGAGTTTGTGGTATTCCGTAACATGCTAATAAAGATTGTATGCTTCGTTTAGTACCTTTAGATTTAAGTAATCCAGGAATATTATTTACGATTCGACGCCATGTTGAAAATGTTAAATCTTGTGTAGGTGTTCCGGTACCGGTAACAGAATTTGAACCGGTATTTGGAGTTCCTGCCTCGTCTGTTCCGAGCAAATAACTCCAAAGTTCTTCTCCTTGTTTACCATCAATCAGATTCCATCCAAACTGTTTTGCTACTGAATATAATAATTCATTTGGCATACCAAGTTTAGGATTTTCTTCTCGTTCATGTATTTTAGACATATAATTAATATACGTGTAAAGTATATCATAATGTTGTCCTAACATGTTAACAAATGTAATACCATTAACGTTTAATTCATTGAATCTGATATGTTCCGGCAATGCAGTTGCTAATGCATTTTCATTGAATGAATCATAATCTTGTGCGTATGATATTAAAGAATTGTACCATTCTGTAAATTGACTGCTAGATACTGCTGCTAATGTATAAGGCTTCGAAGAATTAGTTTTCGGAGCTGGCGCAATATAACTTCCGGTAACTTGTGGTACTGTTGCATTTGGTCTTGGATATGGATTACTGTAATATACCGATGATGACTCATAGTATAAAAACTTTTCAAAATTATCAAATCCACTAATTACAGCTGTTCGTTCTGATTCAAAATCAGATGCATTAGTTGTAGCTACACTTCCACTCAATTGAGATACAGCTGCAGCTTGCGATGTATAAAATTCTAATAATTCTAATTTGTATTTGAAATTTTCAACTCGTTCAGTTGCTGAACTATAAAATATAAAATTATTAAAATCAGTGTAATCAATATTCAGTTTAACACCTTGTAAACTTCCAGAAAAATATGCATCTATAATTTGTTGAGAAGTCTGTAATCCAGATCCTAAAATTTGTGTCCAGTTTCGGTATTCTGTAGGTGTAGATAAATTAGCATCTGATATCGCATCCCAATTGGGTCCTGCTAACTGATTAAAGGTAACAACTTGTGACTCCGGACGAATTGATATCTTGTCAATATATGGCTGTTTTCGTTCTTCCACTACCCATAAACGGAAATCTTTTTCAATTTCATCATCTAACGGGTCAAACAATTTCACATATAAAAATTCTCCTACTACAACACTGTTAACAAAATGTGCTATTTTATTACGGCTGAAGTTTAATAAGAATGTTCGATGCGGAAATGGAGTTTGAAAAAATCCAACTGAATCACTTACATTGGTTTGTGCATTTGAATTTTGAAATTGTTCTGCGAAATCTGCCAATTGTTGCAATGCATTAGTATTAGTTGCATCAATCAACCGAAGTTTTAATTCCGTGCGATCTGGAGATATATCTTCTATTTTTAAATATTGTTCGTCATAACTACCAATTAAATTCTTGAAGAAGTTTAATGCAATTCGATAATTACCAAGATTAACTCCTAAAGATTCAAATTGTTGATATATATCAATTGAAACAGGTTGATTCAGTGTAATCTGTGTGCCGGTAGAATCAAAATATGAATTAGTAGGCACATGTTGTACTTGATGATTACCAGTTATCCAAGTTTCTCCGGAATATATATGAAGTTCTGTACGATAATCGGTATTTTGCAATGCTACTCCAGAATCTCCGGTATAGCTATAATAGTTAGTTTCAAATAAATTTAACAGTGTTTGTGGATATCGTTGAGCAGATACCGCACCTTGTGCTGCTAAAATTTGTTCGATATTTTTATATTGTGATAACATTAATTTCCTACTTGTCCACCTTGATTTCCTCCACCAGGATTACTAGGAGGTGTTCCGCCGGTTGTCCCTACGGTTGGAGTAGATGAAGTGTTATTAGAATTAGGCGGAGTTGTTCCTGTTGCAAAAGTATTATTATCGACTTGAATTGATCCTGTAAATCCTCCAAATAATTCGATATTTTGAGTAGCATCTGTAGTTGACCAAGTAGTAAATTCACGTAATATAACATGATCAGCTACGCCAGCATCATATACTCCAGCTAAAGCTGCAATTTGAAAACTGTCTGTAGATTCAAAATTAGAATTTGGAATTGTTACATCAAAATATGTTTCCCTGATTGTTCCTTCGTCTACCGATACAAAATTATTATCGGGACTTATTTCTATAAATTCTCCATTTACAAATTGTGTAGATCCATTACGTTTTAGTATAAAAAATCGTATTCCACTCGAAGAATTCGAATTTGAACTATTTACATATCGGTGTCTAATTCGTCCTTGCATTCTTAAGTCGTTACCACTTTGTTTTATTACATCAGAAATATAATATTGATTAGTAAAAACTTGCGGTAAGCCTTGTTGTACTATATCCATTAATATACCAGTTGAAATTTGTTCAGATTCAATTGTATAATTAGCACTCGGAACATATTGTGCTGTTATAGGATCTATAATATCATCCAAATTGAATTCAATATCTGGTACCGCAATATTTTTTGCAGCAAATTTAAAGTATTTAAAACGAGTATCAATGTTACGTACTACACTACGATTAACATAAAACAATGACATTGCTTCTAATACTAAATTCTGATTGTCTTCCGATCCTTGATTTATTATGATGTTGCCATTATCATCGCGTTCTACAAAATCTGCATTATTAGATTGATATGTCAATCCGTTATCAACATAAGGTTGTGCTGCCGGCGGATATGGCTGTTGAGTTGGAGCAACATTTCCTCCGGGTGTTATAATAGGTGGTAAATTTGTAGATGCTGGCATTATCTAATAACTTTAAAATAATATTCATCGTCAATGCGTTGTTCAGTGAATCCATCTACAATTTTAAATTCTAAACGATAATATCGCTCAGGCATAAAACTATTCATGTCAATGTAAATGAAGTTACTTGTTTCATCGCAACTAACTTTATTATAAATATTATCAAAAGGAATTATGACTTCATCTGTGTTAGCATCCAATATAGAGTAATATGTAGTCGTTGGAAAACGTTTTACCGTTTGCAAAGGATATAAATTTGTAGGAGATTTTCTTGGATATCTGTCTCGGCCGTACAATCTAACTTTTACTATATCCGTATCTCGGTATTCTGCTTTGAGTTTAGTATACATTGAAAATGATTCTAAATCTACTTCTGGCAAAGTGTTATCATAAGTAGAATTGTCCCAATACATCACAAGTTTAGGCACATATATAGTATGTGTTTCTCGACTAAAAAATCTGATATATCCTTGTTTGTTGTTATCTGCTTCATCTGCCTCAGAAAATTTAAGCAAAAATCCGTTGTTTTCTACTTCATTTAAATTAGAGCCAGATATCCACAAACGAACAGCTTCTGTAACATCCATGTTAATATCTGTTGGACGATATAAAAATGATTCTGATTCATCCAAACCCGGCTGATAAAAATATGAACTATTAAAAGAAGATGTATTAAATATACCAGATCCGCTCTGATACAACCAACTACCTCCTTCTCCAGATCCAGATATATAAAGACTTGTTCCGGGTATATTGATTTGCTGCGAACTAGATATCCATGCAGATCCACTGAGTGGTTGGTCCCACGCAATACCGTTTGTTACTATTGGATTAGAATTTTCAAATCCGGTACCATTAATCCATTCTTGTCCAACTACTAATGCATCAATAGTATAATCTGCCGGTAAATTTTTTGCATGTGTTGTAAATAATTGTAAAACAAATTTACACTGATTAATATCTGCACTATACTTTGATAAAGCCGCTGTTATTTCAGACATATCAAATTTTACAACAGATCTAGATTTTTCTAATGTTTCTCCATCTGTTGCTAAGCGCTTACCTACTTCTAGTATTTCATCTATACCGGTATTACGGGTTGGTGATGATTCATATAAAGTAGCATCTGATTCTGCGTAAAATATTCTAAACATGTTTTATCTTTTATAAAGAACCAGTTCCTAAACTGATTTGTAAACAACTTCCACTACGCCATAATTGTCCGTTAACGCCTGGATCAGTCGTAGGTAAAGACGCAGTATAAAATAATATAGTTCCATTTGCTATGAATGTTTCTGATACATCTAATCGATTAATCGAAGCGCTTGTTGCAGTAACGGAAGATCCGCTCATATATGATGCAGAAATTGCATTAGCAACATAGCTAGCAGTTTGAGCTGTTTCTACGTAACTTGCAGTTTGCGATAATGTAACATAACTTGCAGTGTCAGCAGTACCTGTTAAATTGCCAATTAAACTTCCAGTAATATTTAAAGATCCAGAAATACTTATATCTTGCAATGTATTTCCAGTTAATACGTCATATAAATCAGAAACAAAACTTGCTGAAATTAATCCACCATTCACAATTTGTGAACGATTATCGTCTAATACGCCCATGATATATTCTTTTTAATATAAATATAAGCCCTAGTAATTTACTACTCGGCCTTTTATATCTGAATTTGGGAATTTGATTTCAAAAATACTTGGATCCAATGATGGATATACTATACCGTTACGTGTCGACGCAGTTAAATCATATTGATTTCCAGAATATCCTTGATCAGAGTCATATTTGTTATCCATGATTACACTAACAACGTTTTGAACTCCTTTTGTTGCTCCGATAAGATTAACAACTTCTGATTTTATAATCGGTTGATTTATCTGCCAACGATCTATATTAAAATAATCTTTTAAATTTGCAACACAATCTAATAAAACGGAATTACTATTATAATTAGGCAGTACTGTAATTTCAAAATCCAAAGCAATATTAATAACAAATGCATCTTTAATATTGATAGCATCCGTTAAAATACGATAATAACCTAAATAAGTTTGTAAGTTTTCTTTTACTGCCTGATTCAAGTTCACTAGTTGTTTGTTAGAATTATATCCTAACAGATACAAATTCATTGCAAACGGATTAGGACTATTTTCTTCTATAACTTGCTGTTGAGTTAATTGATCATCTGGGACTATGTATGCTTTAGCAACACTTCCGAATTTAGCTGGCATTGAATAACATCTAACAACATAATCTTCTATAGTTACAGATCTATTCTGTGTTGCAAAATTTGTAACGGCATTAGTTTTAATATCAATGATACTTTCTCGAGACTTAGCTCCAACAGCAGGAGTTGCATTATTTACAGAAAGTGTTCTTTTTACAAAATTTAAAACTGAAGAAGAAACTCCTGTTGCATTAACATTGTCTACGTATTCAACAAAATCTACTTGCGTTAACGTGTTAGTAGGAACATTATCAGTTATTCCATTTCCAATAGTATATGTAACCGTTAACGTGGTGTTAGACGGTGCTTGTCCATATGCTCTCGTATATAAAAAATTAGATGGATCGATATCAACATCAATTGGTCTACGGAAGCCGGCTAATCCATTTCCTACATTGTCGGCATTTGGAATAATTTCTTCATCATTATTATCTGATATGCCTGCTCCGAATTGTAATTCAGTTTTATTATCACTTCTTAAACGTGTAACATATCGTTTAGCAGTTTTACGAAGTTTTAAGAGTTTAGGAACATTTCCTCGATACTGACTCAATACCGGATCATTTTCTACAATATTTTCAATTTCTTCAAATATAGTATCTTGTCCTAAATAAGGTACCTGATACCAATTATCTCCATCTGATTCTTCAACACTTATAATATCAATAACATTAGTTTCAGGCAAAACTACTTTGTCATATGGTAACGGATCATTAAAAGTATATTCAGATGTTTTTACTTCCCCGGATACAGCTTGTACTTGTTTTTTTAATAAATAATATGTTGGTAAATTAGTAGTTTCATCAGATTCATACACAGTAACTTCAGTAGTATTATTTGATCCAGATGCAGAAAAGTCTATAGTATCTAATGTTCTGAATTGTGCCGAACCATTATTTTGTTTGATACGCATTCCTGGTTTAACATTTAACGCATATGTATAATCAGGACGAACATCAGCTCCTGTACCTATAGCCGGGACAAGTTGAAATACATCCAAGGTAACATAAGCAGGAACTGAATTTTTTACGTTATATCCTAATGCTTTTGATAATTCATAAACATTTGCACGTTCTGTTGCTTGTTGTATGATAGATTCTTTTAGATTAGTATCCGCATAATATGAAAGAACATCTCCAACATATGCAGCCATTTCTAAAAATATTGATCCTGGCGATGCATCACTAAAATCGGTATAATCATTAGGAAAATACTGTTTAGTAAAATTTATAAGATTCTGTTTGAATTGAGCGAAATCTTTTCCTAGGTAAGATATATCTTTTTTTATTTCCATGATTATTCTATATTAACTACACCACTTTCATCAGCCGTTACAGTTACCGTGTCTGTTTTCAAAGATCCGTTAATTCCAAACGTAATTGATATTTTAACGTTATGTGGTAAATTCGGATCATCTTCTGCAGTTACAATATCAAATTGTTGTATTTCGATATAAGGTAGCCAAAACGAAATTTCATCTGTTATTAATGTTTCAATTTCTTGTTTTAAATCAGATACATTTGGTTCAAATACTAAATTTAATAATAATGTACCAAAATTCACATTATGTAGTCGTTCGCCTTTTCTAGTTAATAATAAATTTTTTAAATTATCACGGGCTTGATCAATTGATAAGTAATTCAAATCAAATACACCAGGATTATTAAAAATTAATTTAACTCCTAATGCAATTTCTGAAACAACTGAATTTTCAGATTCTTGTTGATTTGATATTATCTGATATGCCATTATTTACCTTTTTTCTTGTCTATTGCTTTCATCAGCGCTGAATAATCTCTGGTGATAGCTTTTGCAACTGCAGGATCTACTTGCATGTTTTTACCAGTTTCTGGATCCTGCATAACAGCTGGTGCTGCCATGTTAGATTGCATTCCCATTTTTCTGGCCGCGCCGAAATTCATTGCATCTGCAGAAGTCATTGTGATATCTTCTGTCATTAATTCTGCATAAGAATTCATTGTTAATGGTGTTTCTTCACGAAGTGAATCGGTATCGTTTAGAATGCTAGAAAATTTATTTTCTTTAAAATTTACTTTGCGTTTAGGTTTTGTTGGTTTCGGAATAACCGGATTAGACAGTTGTTTATTACTAATAACATCCGTTTTCATTTCATTGATAGTTGATTGTAACCCTTCTTGTAGTATTTCAGACAGTTCTTCTTTAATTACTTTACGAACTTCTTCGGCTACTACTTGTTTTAAAACTGAAATTAATTTTGATTGACTCATAATTACTTTTTTTATATATAAATATTAATATGTACGATTTATAGGTTAAGTCCAAGAGCCATTAGTTGGCTTAGGTCCGAATAATTGATTTGTTTGGGTATCTATGTAAAAGTCACCTGCTGTTCCAATTGTATTTAATGGAGATCCTTGTCCGGTTAAAACATTGGTAGGTAGTTCTACCAAATTGTTAATAACATCAAATCCTCCATCTATTAATTCTACTATTTCTTGATACCTAGCATCTAAATCTTCGTCAGACACATTTAGTTCCGTGTAGAATGTGCTTGGAAATTGTTCTAATAATTCTTCTGCAGTTGGAGGCGTTACTAATGTTACATCAATAGTATCATTTCCTGATAAATTGTTTAAGAAATCATTAACACGATCTGCAGATTCATTGCATAAATTATTTAGGAATTGTTGTGCTTGTGCAGCAGATGTTAAAATTGTAGGAAACAATGCTAATAAACGATCGAATATACTAAGCAATATATTAGCAACCGTTAATGAATTTTGAGCTAATTGTGCGTTAGATTCTCCGGCACTTTGAGCGGCTCCATTAGTAGGAGTTACTAGAGTTGCTGCTAATGCAGCGGCTTGTCCAACTCTTGCTAATATTTTTAAAACATTCACTACCGTAGATAAAACTGCAATTAAATCATTTATCTTTTCCAAAAAATTTAATAACGCTTCCAGTTTATTACGTAATTCTCGTACGTCTGCATCGTCGCAAGATACATTGGTAGGGATATTTTCTAACAGATTAGGAATTTGAATTGCTCCTAATTGTTGTAAAGTTCCGATATACTTGTTAAGTAACGGAAGCAAACGTTCAGCAATTAAAACCGGAGGCGCAGCAATTTGATTGATAGGAAATGGAGATGCCATAATTATTCAGTTCGTTTATCTTGTTGAATCTTAGGATTAAGAATGTTATTTAATTTACCAGAAGCTTCTAGTAAACTAATCTGATCTACTGCAGATGTTATAAGTGTGTTATCTGCAGATTTAAATCCAGATGTTAATACATTTAATATATTATTTAATACATCATGTAATTCTGTAGAATATATTCCATCTTCCTTGTTTATATCAGTACCAAATACTACTTTGGCTGTGTTTAACTCAATGTTATTAGGTGCATTAATCGTTACACTATCAGTTTTTGCGTTTAAATTGATTCGGTCTGCAACGCCTATAAATTGTGATTGATACCCGTTTTCTTGTTTTAATGATTTAGTAACGGTATATCCGGATATTTCTTGCGTGCTAGTTAAATATATTGAAGAATAATCTGAGTTTGGATTTTCTGTAATAAACTGACTGTTAGTATTGTTTTTAGTATTTGAAATTATTATTATAGGATCTCCGTCAGATCCATTTTTATTTCTCCAACCCGGTTGTTTCGAAAAAGTTGTATCCTGTGTTTTCAATGTGCTGCCAAATCGAATTCGATTACCCCATCTTCCTTGAATTATTCGATCACCGGGATATGGCTGTAATGTTGATATACTTTTTTCTGATATCCGTTTTTGCCAAGCTGTTGATAGTTCTTTGCCTACCGAATTATTTGTTTTATATGTAACTCCTGGTAATAAATTATTATTAACAGTTGTTTGTATTGAATATGTAGTTAAAAAATACCAATCATATCTTCTTGTGCTAGTATTAGATTCTTGTCTAAGTCCTTTGAATATTAAAACATGTTCTCCGGGTATTGGTATTACTAAATCGTGTATATTTGCTGGACGGACATTTTCATACACTCTAACATTAACATCGGATATAGTTCTAACAGTAATTCTCAATTCATCTGATTCATTATTATTAGAATCATTAAAAGCATTACTAGTGTTTAAAACTTCAGCAATTTTTAATTTAGTTATCATCTGACTTAGATACCTTGTTTTTAACTTGATCTACTCGCGATTGCATATTACGCTCTTCGTCATCAATACGTTTTATTTCTTCTATTTCATCTTCTAATTCCGTAACATAGTTTTGTTCAGCAATAGCTAAAAGTTGTTTCTTTTCTTCATCACTCATTAATCCGTCTGCACCAGAAATAGTTTGTTTGGTAGAAATATAACGCTGCGTAATTGCCGCTAATTTAATCAGATGATCATCGTTCTTAACAGATATATCCAGATATTCTTTGATAAGTGGAACAATGATAGTAGCATCAGATGCATTCTTGATTAAAGGTTGCAACTGTGCTATCATTTGGCTGATTTGCCGATCTTTCTTTTTGGAATTATGGTATATGTCGGACATCAAGTCCGAGAAAGAAGTATCCTTGAATAGTTTGTCATCTTTATCCATAACGCTTTTTAATAATAAATATCAAAAAGGCAATTTCATGAACTCTGATTGTTGATACTCTTCGAATTTGTCTTCATATAATCGTTTGATGGTTTTCATTACTCTGGTAATGTAGGTGGTTTGTGCTGGTTCTAGTTTAGCACGTTCCCGTATCAATATGTATAAAGACTTTTTGTTGTATTCTTCTATATTTTCACGATTTTCAAAAAAGTGTAAAACTGAATCTGCTACATGAATATCTAATGACGAACTAAATATATAATTCAAATTGCGATAACAATAATCTACAAATTCGTCCATAAACACTCGCAAATTGTCTTGCATTTCATCATTATCAATTTCAGTCATGACGTTTCGTTGTTCATCTAAATCGAATTCTTCTGCTTTTTGTTTTATTTTTTTATATGCTTTTGAATTCTCTGCAATCAGATAGTTCCATGATGTTCTGGTGTAATAAGAATAAGCTTTACCAGATTCCGGATTGAATTTATCTAAACGAGCAGTTAAATACGTAACTAAATCTGTTTGCAAATCAGAAAACGTAGAATCGATATAGTCAGGTTTCATTTTGTTAATTAAATTTTCCGCAAGTTTCATGAATGCAGGAAATATGAATCTGCGATATACTCGTTCTTTAAGAACTGGTCTTTCTTCTAGTTGATTGTATGCTACGATTGCTGCCTGTGTGATGGATGTAAAATAATTATTACTTTTCTTCCTCTTGCGTCCCATTGAATTCTTCGTTTAAATTGTCTATTACTTCTTTTAATAATTGAAATGTTGTGCCTGCTTCATCTTCTTTTTCAAATGCACCGAGTCGATCAATTCGCTTCATGTTGCGATGTGCTTCATCAATCATTCTGTACATATATTCAGAAAGCTGTTCTACTTCATCGGTATAATCTACCTGGTCTGCTAGTAGTCCTGCTAGCACATAAGCTCGATAAGCAAAGTATGCAGCAGCGCCTAATCCTAGCATACAAAGTATTGTTAGTGATATAATCATGATTAATCTTCGTTAAATGAACCGAATATATCTGCGATTGATTTTCCCATATCCGGATTATTTTCTGCTAAATTCTTTATAGCATTAGTTTTAGTTTCTTTTGATTTAGGAGCAACTACTTTTGGACTCTGATTGTTTCTCCATCTTTCAAATTCAATTTGTGCTGCCATGTGGTCTGCATGATGCAATAGCACTGGCAAATTAGTTTTTAATTTAGCCTGAGCACTTCTGGCAACAAAATACGGTTTATTTGCATCGTCATACATTCCGTCGTGTATTTTTATAGCTTGATATTCCGTCCAAGACATAGGAACATTGTATTTATGCAACAAGAAAATAGAAAGATCTGGAACCATTGTGAAAGGAATGTTTTCATTGTGTTTGTACATTCGTCCCATGTTTTTTCTGTGCCAATCCGAAGTTTCTACCTGATACACTTCATTGCCATCTCCTGGAAATCCTACTTTGCCTAAGTCATGATGCATTGCTGCGAAGAGCATTTCCTGCACAGTATATCCAGACATATCCGATCCCATATCTTGCCATGATTCATAAAGTTTTTCTGCACAATCCATTACACGAAGCACGTGGTCTACATAACCGCCTGCAAAAGCATTATGATAATGTGCTATACTAGATGCCGGCATCATCATCATTCGATCTTCGAATTCATCATACATTCGATTCAATTGTTCCGATCTGGAATCAAACAATGAATTAACACGGTCTCTGTAAATATCCCAATTTAATTTTATTTTTTCTGCTTCTAACATTTATAACTTTTTTTTATATATTATAAGTAATTATTTGCGTTCTTCCAATCGTTGTCCTTCTGCAAGTTTATGTGTGCATCTGAAACAAGTAACTTTGACTGAATTCACATCACATCGTTCTACCAATGTGTTGCAATACTTACAATTTAGTGAGTGGAAATTTCCTCCACTGCCTTTTCTGAAACTCTTTTTTCTCATGTATTTTATTTTTTACGTTTTGCTGATCTCCACACATTGTGTAATGAGTGTGGTTTGAAAGGTTTTGTATCTGTTTCTGGTTTAGCAGGAGATTCCTGAGTCGGGGCTTCAACCCTCTCGGCTTTACTCTCCTCAGATTTTGAATCTCCTTGAGCTGCTTCCGGAGCAGTATCATGTTTTGTTCGGGTAGCAAGTAATTTGTTTGCAGATACCAGCAACATTACGGCTAACGGATCAAACACTATTATAAATAATAATATAAACCAATTCACTACCAGATCCATGGATTTGCCAGTAATACCAGAAACATAGGTTAACGGTCCTAACTCTGCAGCTGCTTCATTGTTTATTTGAATGTCAAGTATTTTCATTTCAATTGCACTAACCGAATCTGCTGCAGCAATTTCTGAATCTGCTAACTGATCTCTTCTGGCAATCTGAGAATCCAATTGTGCCTGCAACACTTTTCTGGTGGCCGTGCTGGTAGTGGTTATTCTGTTTCCGTCTCGGTCTATGTAGCTTATAACGTTGTTTGATAGCCCTTTAGTTAATTCTGATATATTAGCATTCAGTGATTCTTTTTCAGCTTGTATAGCATTTAAATTGGTTGTGTATCTTTGTTTTTTCAGATCTAAAACCGATATTTCACTGTCCATTGCATTCATTTTGTATGCAGTATCTTGATATGAAGAAACCAAGAATCCGTATATACCCAGACTGGTAATTGCCATAAGTATGACCATTGCGGCAGTTAAATAAGTTTTAGCAAACCAATTGATAGTACGCCATCGTGCATGCAAATAAGAAGCTGTAACTAGTTTAGATGCTTCAAGTATCGAAGCCATAAATATTACCGCAGTTGCTTGAGATGAAAATAACTTGCTTAGTCCAAATATACTATAATACGCTGCGGTTGCTGCCAAAGATAATGCTGACAGCAGCATTATGTACGGTAACATCCGTTTCATGTGATTACTCCCGATCGACGAAATACTTTGCCGACTCTATTTTTTTAAGAGCTCTGGCCAGATTATCTAACGTAGATCTTTTGTCTATTTTTCCTTCCGTAAGCATCTTTCCGACATTTCTTACGATTTCGTGTGCCTCTGTGAGGTCATCTGTAACTTTTGCTTTGTATCTGTAATACGCCATAATTTATTTGGTTTTTTATTAATTTACTGATATAGTTACATCAAAATTAGAATGTCTATCTGCAGTGCTAATTGTTTTAACTGAGATTAAATATCCGTTTTCTGAATGTATTTCTTTAACTTCAAAATGAGTAGCATATGGTTCATGAAATTTAATATAACCTACATATACTCCATCACTGTTATGCATTTTGATTTCATAATTTGAATTTTCTCCTGCCCAACAAATACCACTTGATGTTGTGCTACAAGTAGTAATTACATCATGGTTTAAAGTACACCATTGAGGATTAATCACTACATCTTTAATACATTGCTCATAATCAGAACTTTTTTGCACATGAATTGAATCATCTAAATCACTGTTTCTGAATGCTTGGGCATCTAATGAAATTGTTGCTTGCAATGAAGCAGAACTTCCTTTTCTCCAATCACCTACACTGTTGTTTGGTGCTACTAGGTGTACTAATACTGCTATAGATATTAATAATACCCAAGTAGATTTTTTACTAAATAAGTTTTTAACTCGTTCTAATAAACTTTTAATTTTTGCAACTGTTGTTTTCATATTTGTTTCTTTTTTAATTTAATATAAATATGTTATACTAGTATTTGCTGCTGGCAACATTCGACACCAATCTGTTGCAGTGTTAATTCTTTTGCCTTAGCTTCAACCTCGATGTCTAAGTCGTCAACACCATATGTGTTAGGTAGATCGACAATATAGTCGGAATGAGCCTGCTCTTTGATCTTGGTGAATGCCTTGTATTCTTTGTGAAATGTAGGCCAATCAGCAATATTGTCCATGCTGATGCCGTTATGCTCGAACATTCGCTCGATAAGCAGTTGCTGTTCGCGTCTGCGAGACTCACTGTAATGAGTGCACTGAGTAACACCGTGCTTAGTCCATGTCTCACGTGCCATGAAGAATGCCTCCTGCTCGGATATGTCGCCGGTATTGAAAGTGTGATGCCAATAGTCAAACGTAATAGGAATATCGGTATGCACATGCACCATCTCATACAATTCACGCACAGAATACAAAGAAGCCTTGTCGTCATTCTCTAGCACAAGACGTGCACGTAAGCCGTCAGACAATCGTGAATAGTTTTGAAGCCATCGTGCAATAGTGCCGGACTTGTCGCCGTATGCTGCGCCTACATGAATATTGATAAGATTGTCAAAACTAGGAGCATAACCCATAAGGTCAAACATTTCGCTGTGTCGTTCGAGACCTATGATGCTGTTGTCGACAACATCGGCCTTAGGCGAACCTAGTATGTGAAATGGACCTGGGTGTGTAGTTAGACGATGACCATGCGCGCGAGCAAAGTCGCCGGCAGCACGAAGATGATGTGTAATTTCATCTAGGCCAGGTAAATCTGTTAGCTCGTAATGATTCCAACGTGGAAATATCTCGGAACCGATGCGAAACAATCGTATGCCTTGCTGTTCGTTCCACTGCAGTATAGGAAGCAAATCTTTTGCATTTTGCAGAGATATGTCAGATGCTAACTGCATACCACCTTGTCGAAATTTGCGATCAATCATGGTGCGACCGGTGCGGATGCCCTGCTTGCCGAGCTGCATGTTGATACAACAATAACCAAATCTAATCATAGTATTTTTTTATTAATATAAGTAAAATTTTTCAAAAATCCTAATAACGATGTTTTTTAATTTTCGTATATTTATAATAAATAAAATAGAATGTATACATGATACGGTTAAAACATTTATTAATTGAACAAACACGTGTTTCTCCAACTACTTACAACACTGTGTCTATTGAAACAACGATGCAAACTTTGACAAGGGACATTGCTAATTATAATCCTAATACTGGTTATATTGCAATAACCAATGGTAATCTATGGCTAGCAACACAACGATCTAATTCTTTAAGAGATTTATTATTGCAGCCAGAAACACAAGAGAGTATTGGTATTACAAGACCCATAAACCCTAATTGGATCCGAATCCAGCCACCTACAGTACAAGGAGAAGGCCAAGCCAATCAGAAAGTTGTAGGAACATTACAAGCTAGATTATTTCGTCCGGAGGAAAGACAAGAAGAATATCCGTATCAAATCAATTATGAATGGCATGAAATAAATAATGTTCCTCATATCCTTGTTACAAAACAAGGATTAGGTGCACCTCAACCGCATAATGTTAATAAAACAGGAGCTAATAGTGAATTGGATGTCAATAAAGATACTGCTGTGTATAATAAAATGAAACAATTCCAAAACAAAATTCCGGAAAATAATACGAAGATCTTAAGAGCTCTTTCAGGAGCCGGAACAGCACAAGGCCCAGTTTACACGGATACTACATGGGGTATCATGATACCAGTACCTCAGGATCTTTATAAATATGTTGCAAAACAAGGAACATTTATATATTTTACAGAAGAACAAAAAGATAGTTATATTAAAACTAAAGATATGATAACAAAATATGTAGATAATACAGGAATTAGAACAGGTGAAAACTATACTGATTTTACTCAGGTTCGTGGCAGTGGAGATACTCAGTTTGGAAACACAACGGGTAGGTCTGCAACTGCATGGGACAAACAAGGAAATTATAATAATAGTTCACAAGTAAACGTTGTATCATATGATAAATCTACAACTGGTAATGTTCCTGGCCAGGTTATATCTGGCAAAGAGGAAAAATGGGAAACATTGGATGTTATTAACTTAGATGAAAATTATTTTATAGCAAACATGATAAGTTTGAAGCCGGATACATATAATACTATATTTGCAAATATAAAAAATATATTAGCAAACAAATTTGAACAAGAACAACTAGCATTCGTAGATTTAGCAGTTACAATACAAGGATTTGCATCAACAGCCCGTGCTACTAACAGATTATCCGGTGGTCTCACAACTCCTGATCATGATTACGGCGGCCGCGTGCCAGCAAATCTTTGGATATATAGGTAAATACTTAATTCTGTTAAAATTATTAATCAAAAATCGCGGTATAATAATCTTCCCACTCAGTGTAAAAATTTTTTCGGCCAACATAAGATCTAAACGCAAATCCGGTACCGATATATTTGTTGTTAGGATCTAAAAGTGCATCTCTGTGAGCATCTGATGTCATCCATTGTCGTACATGTAACTCGGCATTATGTTTTACCCGCGTTAGAAAATTTCCATTTCCATAAGTAATTACTTCATCCATTCCGTTACCAGAATGTTGATATTTGTTTTTACTCATCCATACCGAATGACGTTGAGCTTCTTTCATGAAATCGTCACGAGGAATAAGTGCATTCAATCCTCGTTTCGTTCTTTCATAATTAATGAAACGAATCATGATTTCTCTGTATGTTTCGATGTGTTGAAGATTTAACTCTGCAACACTGTCTGCGTATAATAAATCAGACAAATCAACTTCATGATAAGTATCACATAAACTATCTAATAATTCAAGATGTACTTGTCTTAAAGAATCTCTATACTTAGTTTGGGAATGTGATAAAGTAACAATCGTTACGGCTAGTATTACTAATAACTTTTTCATGGCTTTAATTTTTAATTTGTTAACTATTTAATTTTATATATTATATGTAATATTTTTCACAAATCCAAATATCACTGAAATTAAAAACGAATATATTTATATTAAATGATTAGATTAGCCGATATACTGAAAGAATCCGAATATGCTCATTACCGCAATCTGCGTTACGGATTAACGGAACAAGAAGAAGGCAATTGGTTTACTAACTGGATAAAAGACGCTGGCCAAGAATATGTTAAATATAAAAAAGCTGAAACTGAAGCACATATGGAACTGGCTCGTAAACTATACGAATATCGACATGGCCTTTTAGATATAGCAGAAATAGCAACTCTTTTCTGGCCTCCGGTATCTGCAGCAATAGGTGCCGCTCATGCTGGACTATATTTTTATGAAGGCGATCCTGAAATGGGTGTTTTATATTTAGTATTTGCTGGAATGACAGGACTTCCTCCTGCACCAATTAAATGGCTAGCTAAATATATAAAAGCTCTTAAAACCGGCGATCAAGTCGTAGCAAAAAGTATTGAACAGGGACTAGGACAAACTGAAAAAAAAGCATTAGAAAAAATGTCTGAAATGGGTGCAAGAAAATCAGGAGAAGAGGTAGTAAAATGGACATCAAAAGGCCTGGCTCAAAACGCTGATTTTTTTGCTAGAGAGGCATTTAGCAATCAAATAGGCAAATTTGCATCTAAATTGCCAGCACAATCATTAAAACCATCATATGGTCGAGTAGTATTAAATATACTCAAATATATATTCAGATACGCAGGGAAATTTTTGCTCGGTGGATCTAAGTTTGTCGGCACACTATATGTATTTCATCATATTTTAAAAGTGTATCATTGGTTATGGGAAACGTATTATTACGTCGGACAGAGTCCAGAAGAATTTAGTAAAGAATTAGGATTAGACAACACAATAAATTGGGATTCAGCAGATCCAATATTAAAACAAGTGATTACTGGTGAGTCTACTGAAAAAAATACTATTAAATTATCAAGTTTAATATCAGAAAACTCAAATATGCCTGATTTCCTAGGAAAAATATTCGATGCAGTCGAAGATTGGTCATCACAATTAGATGAAACGTCAAACTCAATTATTGAACTAATGACAACTAAATCAGAGTTGTCTGACAATGAAATTAAATCGATAGCTAAGACTATACTAAGTAAACACATGGATATGAGCAATGCGCCTAGAAAAAAACGAGCATATATAGATTCTGGTGATGTTACTCAGTCTGTAGCTGCAACTGATCCAAATGCAAAACAAGCTGCAGCTGCATTATACAAGTCCATGAAAGGCTTAGGCACCGACGAAACATTGTTGTTTAAAACTTTACAAGACATGATAGATAATCCAACTTGGGGATATCAAGCAGTTGTCGAATTTAATAGTAACTCAAAATACAATGAGGGTGATGATTTAAAATCCTGGTTAGAAGGTGATTTATCATTTGGATCAGAACGAAAAGCATTGGAAATGCTTGATCAGATCATGAATACTGCTAATAATACTAGTAACTCCGGCGGTGGTGGATGGTAAAATATAAATAATAAAAATTATGATACGATTAAAAAGAATACTAGAACAAAAATCTTCATATAGTAACATTGATAAGTTAGATAAAAATTTCGAAATTAAATTATCAAGCTTGATATCAGAACAAATCACAGATACAAATCAAGCCGGTAAAACAGTAGACGCAGCTGCGGCAGATTTACACGATTCAATGGATTGGCTGGGAACAGACGAAGACTTATTATTCGCTACTTTAAAAGCAATGGCTGATGAACCGGCTTGGGGTCAACAAGTTATCGATCGATTTAATAGTGCTGAGAAATACAGTGAAGGTGATGATTTGAATGATTGGTTGGATGGAGATTTGTCTGGCAATGATTTGACAAAAGCAAAGGCGTATATAAAGACCATCGAAGCTGTATCGTCCGATCAACAAGAATCGAAATCGATTGATGAAAAATTAATGCTAGAAATAAGAGAAAACGCACAACAGCTTTATGGAGCTCCATCTGAAGATTTAGCGGACCAGATATTCGGTTGGCTTTGGTGGGAGAATGGATTAAAGATATTAGGAGTTTTAACAATTGCGCTGGCTGCAGGTGCTGGCCTGGAGAGGCTGGGGGTGGACCTGAAAAACACTGCCCTAGGTAAGGGTGTTAAAAAGTTACTTGCAATACCGGGATGGATTTTTAAAAAAGCATGGATTAGTGGAGTGTCATGGCCCTTATTCCGAGGTGTTTTAAGAATTCCTTCAAAATATATGCCATGGCTGATCAAATTTTCAAGTAAAACATTTCAACGAAACTGGATTAAAGAATCGTTATTAAAACCATTTCGCAATGTTATGAATAAATACGAAAAAGAATCCTATGAACATACAAAAATAAAAACATGGATAGACAATATTTCAGTTGCCTTAGATAAAGAATCTGATACTGTAGATGCATTAGTAACCAGTGTATATAATAAACTAAAAACATCTGCTTATGAAGTATTATATAATCTACGCAATGGAAAGATGTCGCAGTACGCCACCCTGCCGGCCAGCATGGAAGCGGGTTTTGTAGAAATTTTAGGAGATTTATATCGAATAGATCCAGCAAGATTTGGTAAATCATTTGCAGAAGAGATGATGACAAAATTAGAAGTCACAGCTGAAAGTCGTTCTAAAATTTTAGCTGAATTAGAAAAGTTTTATCCAAAAGTTGAAAAAGAATCGGAAACAATAATTCGAGCGTACAAAGAATTGCCTACGGCAGTAAAAGAATTACCAGGATATGAAAATATATATAACAGATATTCTAACAAAATAGCAAATGCTGAAGAAACAATTGAATTATTATATAATAATATAAAAACTGGAAATTTAGGGCCTGGTTCCGGACTTCCAAATTACTTTAATCGAATTGCTAACTCGATCGAGCGGCCGTCGACAACCAATCCATCCAAATGGTATAATGAGTTTGGTCAATATTCTGATAACGTTCGTATTCAAATAGGTTGGGATCCTATTAAACAACGGCCGTTTGACCACGCTGTGAAAAGATTTCAAAACGAGATGAACCGAGATCAGATGTTATGGGATCTTAACAATACCATGAAATCAGCTATTAAATAAATTTATTATTTCTTAACAAATCCGTTCAAAAAGTCTTTTTGCCGTTGAACTGCTTGATCTAATTCGGTATTTTTTCGTTTAACAGATTTTGATTTTTTCTTAGTGTCATTTGAAGTGCTGCGGTTAGCAGCATTTTTTGTGGCATCAGATTTTCTTGATGTGCTAGTTGTATTTGAGCGGTCATTGCTATTAGAATCTGATCTAACGCCTGTTGTTTGAGTTGGTATGCTATCAGTTGTCCTTCTGGACTCTGCATGTATTGTTCTATCCGCAGTTTCTGGTTTAACTCCTCGGCGGACCGTTTCTGATTCGAGTAGGATACCGTAGTCTGCGTGTTCCGACTTGTAATCACCGATTTGAATGCCGCACGTATACGTGAAACCAGCTGCTTTAATTTTGTAACGAACATGTTCATGTGTTTTATATGTTTCTACTAGTTCTCCACGAATAAATTCGCCTAACCAAGTCATACACACAAAATCTCCAGGATTGAATTGTGGTTTTTTGAATTTTGCCTGTATGTACTTAGGAACTTCTTGTTTTTTCTTTTTTGCCATATCAATTAGGACATAAAACCGGATTGATACCGATTATGCTATAAACTCGTAGATATTTAGTTAATTTGTCTTTGCGAAACACTTTTTCGGTGTTTAAATCTCTGCTCAAGATATATCCGTTATCAAAGAAATTGTATACTATGTGACGTAAAGCCTTCAAGCTATTAGATTCCAATAAAACTTGTTCTTCATCTATCAGTATGTCTACTCGTTTATGAGTTTCGGGTATATCTTCCGATTCAACTTCAAAATACCCTCGTTCTGAATCATCGTCATCGTCTGGATCTTCTTCTAAATTTTTAGTTAATTCATCAAAGAAGTCTCCTAGTATTTGCGAAAAGCCATCTTTCTGGATGGCATCATGTGATTCGAATATATCTGCTAGATATTGAAATTTTTCTGCCGGACTATGTTTCAACATGCTTTGGTATTCTTTTTTGCTAACCTTGATATGTTGAAAAACATTTTTCATTGCATTATACTTCATCTGTTACGGTATATAGTTTCATGAATTCATTTACGTGCAGATTCTTAATTTTCGCAAAATGTTCTGCTGCTTCGTAAATATTGAAAGCTTTGCATTTTGCTATGATTTCCTTCGAAGAATCATTGCTAGCATAAAAGCCGAATACTATCTTGTCCATTTATTATAAATATAATCCAAGTTGGTACTTCCTCTGAATGCTGGTGATAGTATCTTCTATAGTTTCATATAATCGATTCAATTCCGTTACATTTAAACGAACATATTTTGACTTAAGTTTGATCTCATGTTCATTCATAGGCAATTGCACTGCCTCTGCAATAGATGTTTTTAAAACGGTTTGCATGAAAGATAAATCACGCATAGTAACTTCTTCTCGTTGTCCTGCTACTATCAATGTTCCAATCACCGTAGATTGTGGATTTTCTAAAAAATTCTTTTCTAGTATATCCTTGAATTCGAAATCAATTTCTGCCCAAGTATTGCCATATTTCTCTCGATATTTATCAGATATAGCCCAAGGTTGGTTTACGCTGTTCATATTTGTATTTATTTTATTCGTTTTTGTTTGATTATTGTGTTCATATAACTTATTAGGTAGTTAGATCAGACGTTGTTATAAGTGCGGTATTACCTAGTATACGGTAATTGTTCATTTTCTAACAATTCGTCATACGGTATCGTGCATTGTATTTCTCCGCTATCTATTAGCATCTTAGTTAGATTGCGATCTATAAAAATTCGATTGGATCTTGCAGTGTTCACACAAGTTACACATGACCTGGATTCTAATAGCACATCATAATATGCATTTTTATGAATTAGAAACTTTTTGATAACTACTCCTACTTCGTTTTTACCTTCGTTATTAACGATAACCATATTTCCTTCTTTGTATGCCATTATTCGATAATTTTAATGATTTTACTTTGTGTAACTCCTTTAACTTCGTAATCAAACCGATAACCTGCAAAGTCTTTTATTACTTTTGATTCTGCTTCTGTAACAGATAGTGCTTCTACCAAATATGTTTCGGTAATTTTCTTTTCTTTTACTCCTTTTGGAGTATCAATCTCGTCGATTAATTGTACTTTTGCAACATAATATGCCATAACCTTTAAAATTTATTTAGTTTCTATAAATAATATAGAAAATTTACAGGAAATATCCAATCGAATAACTATTTTTTAACAAGATTTTTCAATCTGTTCTGACTTCGATAAAAAGTATAAGATCTTAATATTTGATTTGGAGTTAAACCAAAATTATGTGCTAAATTATCTAGTATATCTGCTACTAGGTGCTCTTTATCTAGCGTATTATATATTTTACCACTTAAATTTTTAATAATTTTTTCTAACAATGTTAAATATCCACCAGGTAACCGATTTAACACTCTAGATTTTGCAACTCGACCTGAAAATGTTTCATTTCCACGTTGTTCATTAATTATTTTTTGTGCTACTTTTACTGTTTCTCGAAGAATTTGTGGATATGTATATTGCATATGCACATAATCATCAGTTTCCATTATCAAAGTACCATCTTTACGGAAAGATTCTTCAGGACCTTCATCAGGTATATCTGCTCCTTCTTCTGGAACTTCGGCTCCTATAGGTTCTGCGCCTGGTTCTCCTCCGGTATCCGGAGCTGGTTCTGGTGCTCCTCCTCCTCCAGTATCTAAATCTGCGGTAGTCATTCCTCCTCCTCCGGTAAAATCAGAGCCGCCACCGGTATCCATTGCTCCTCCGCCGGCGCTAGCATCTGCACTTTCTTCTCCGTCTGTGCTAAAAGCAGCTAAATCTTCGGTAGGTACATTGCATTTTATAGTATAATCTGTATTTCTGCTGTAACCAGTATAAGGAACTATACTAATTACTTTGGCTCGTAACAACTGGGTTAATACGTCAGTAGTTAAATTATACATTGCACCACTTCTGTTTATGAATTCTTGTATGCCGGCTGGCGATAATGAATATAGTATGCCTAATGATTGATTCTGTGTTTTTCCAAACTGTCCTAAAAACTTTTGTTGTTCTGGAGTATATACCGATTCTTTCCCGGTAATTTCAATTTCTTTACTGGTATTTTCTGCCTCTGCTAGAATTTCATTCAATATTTCTTCGAATAACTCTCTCATATATCTTTTGCTTCATTTAAACATGCAGTACGATAATTTCCAGATAATTTTTTTAATTCTAAAATAGATTTTCTCGCACGACTACCTGCAGCTTTCACACGTTTATTGTAAAAACGAGTATGATTTTCTTCAAAAGTTTCCCAAAGCTGTTTCATTTGTGTGTATAATTCTTGTGAATCCATATCAATCATTTAAAATTGCGTTTCTTTCTAAATCTACATGTGCAGATGCAATACGTTCTGCTAATGTTATATAGGGCTGAAATGTAATTATTTCTAATCCGCTACTAAGTTTTACCGTAGTAGAATTATTATTGTTACAAAGATATACTATATGTTCCGTGTTTACCATGTATTGGTATCCGTCTTCGTCAGTTATTTGTATGAGCTTCATATATAAACATTTAATCTAATATTTTATGCACTAGCAGACCGGTTAGGATTCATTGGATCATATGGACCGGAAACGGTGCTAGGATCAATTTCTATGTCAGTACCTGTTGGTCTAGATGATGCATCTGCATCAGATCCTTCTAATTCGGCTCTATTGATAGTAGCACCAGGCAACTGATCTAGTTCTTTTACTAGTCCTTCTAGATATGATTGTGAAGCTCTACCATGTTTCAACCAATCTAATATCTGAAACCAAGTTTTTGTACTACCTCCAGATGTATATGTAAAATCTACTGGAAATACTTCTTTGTTATTTTTCATCCAATCTATAATTTTTACATAATGTAATTGATTTGCTGTAGCTTCTTTGATAATTCGTTTGGCTCTAGCAATTTCTTCAGCTATAATCTGCTGGTGTCTAGGATTGGTTAAATCTAATAGTTTTATCATTTTAAATTTTCTAGTTTATATATTGTACTATAAATTAATTCAATTACTCCATCATATAAATTTTGTAAATATGAATCTTCTGGCAATTTATTGTATGCTTTTTCTGAAAACAATGCTAATCCTTTGAAATAATTAACAATATTTTTATCTCCGTAATTTTCAAATTTTGCCGGCGCAGTATAATTCATTAATATGCCATGCTTACCTTGGTACGCTTCGACAATTGCATCTATCATATCAACTATACCTTCATAATAACCTTGTAATGCTACATGTTCGGCATAAGATTTTGTTTGCAAATGATAAATATGTGCTTGTGTTCTACTTGCAAACAATGTAGATATAAATTTTTCTATCATGATTAATATTCTTTATTATAAATATATGTATATTAGTTTTCTGGTACTGTTATAACAATTTCATTGTCTTTGCGTTTTAGTTTGAAATCACTAGGTATTAATCGTTCAAGATATTCTTGGTAATACTGATTTCGATCGAACCTTGGTTTCTCAGATTTTTTCTTTTTTTCGGATATTATGTCTCGTAAACTAATCATGTAATATTCTGATAATCTAAGTAACGTTCAATGAATTTATATGCTTGTGCGGTATCAAACAGTTTATGTCGATATTTTAAATAGCCTATGAATTCCTCCGGAGAATCTGAATTGTTTCTCATACTCATTAAAGTGTCATAACGATTCCATGCAGTTATGTCTTCATTATCTACTAAATCATCAAGTTGATTTTCTAACCATTCTTCATAGTTACCTAGTATGGTTTCAAAATTATCACGAACCAAATCGACCACATCTTCATGTGCTGTTTCTGTCAATATGTCTCGTAATCGTATCATTTAATATAAATATGATTACATGTTAGGATCGCCAGGTGTATCTATTCCATCGGTAGTGAATTTGACATCGATTGGTTTACCTATCGTGCTTTTGCTAGGTACAGGAACGTTGCCTTGCATTATCGGATTAGATTGTGCTTGCAAATCAAACAATACAAACTTACCATGTTTAGTAAAACCTACGTTACCTCCATGGGCTTCGCTGAAATTTATATTCATAGCACGCACATCTTGTAACACTTTTTGTCGTTGATCAATTATAGTATTTAACTGATTGTACACATCTTGTGTTATGCTATTTTTAGAAAGATCATAATCAATCGATCTTCGAAGATCACTGTCCGGCCGCGATGACGAAAAATACATATATTTAATTCCATCCCATGCATCTTGCATTTCTGATGTTAACGGAGTTACGCGATCCATGTATATAGCATATATATGATTATATATAGTTTGAATATCGTTTGAATCTTCACTAGGAAGACGAAATGCGGCTAAAGGTCTCACACTATATATATTAATCAGATGTGGACGTCTGGCTCTTTTTGATATTCGAGCAGCTAATGCAGCTTCGTTCTGATCTGCGGTAAATTTAATTACTTTGCCTCGCTGAGTAGCAATTGCTTGTCCATAATATCCGCCTCCTAGCCATTCTGCCGGCGAATCTGCAAATTGATCAAATATCATCTTCAGTGTTTCTGGCTGTCTTAATTCACCATACACTTTGGTCAAGTTCGTTTCATTCAATATTTGTTTAAGTAGTATCATATTGATTTACATATCAGGATCTGCCGGCGTATCGATACCCGACCAATCATATGAAGTGTATTTTTCTTTATAGGTTTTACCTCTCGTATCAGGCCTAGTTAACACATCATTGAGTACTGTTGCTAGTTGATCATACGTTTGAATACTAGAAATACCAGTGTGGTGTTTAGATTCTGCTATCAGATCATAGTTTTCATTTATTAGAAAATAATATTCACAATCTAATAACACTTCTGAAACATTTCCGCTTGGCCAACTGTCTGTGTATGAATCGATAGGAAATGCATCTAAATTGCCTTGATCTTTTATCATTCTGCTAGCATTTGCATATACATCTGGTACTTGCGAACTCCATATAATTTTGAATGGATTTTTCGGAACAACTATGTATGAACGTCCGGATAATCCGAATTTAGATTTGCCATGCGAACAATAAGTAAAATTAGTTAGACCGTATTTATCTTTAATAATATCAAATAAATTTTTAATTGCTGGTTTAGCCATTAGTCCTAAAGCATTTTTAGTTCCATATGGTTTATCTGCCTCTGTTGTGACTTTCGCAGCTGCTTTATTTAATCCGGCAAATTCTCTGGTTAATATGGTTTTGCCGGATAATTCGTTGCATTCATACCGAGCAGCTAGATATATTTCAATCAGAGTGTCTCCGTACTCTACTCCTTCGATTATATGTTTAAGTGATATCATTTAATATAAATATGTTTACATATCCGAATCCGGTGTATCTATTCCGTCTGTGGTATATATTGTATCATACAATTCAATTTTACGTAAACGATTTATTAAATCTGATTTTTCTCTGCGTTGTATAAGATTAATATTAGAACTATCATGGGTAGTCCACATATCAAACAACGTTATACGTCCATGCTTATCAAAACCTATGTTTCCGGAGTGTGCTTCTTGTTTTCCAATATTTTTTCTGCGCATTGCTTTGATAATCGAATCACGCTGCATTAATGCTTGAGCAGCAAACTTAGGATCATCAAATATTTCTCGTGTCAGCATATCTCTCCATCGATCGGTATAATAACGAAGATCGTCTCCTGTCCAATCACCCCAATAGCCGGAGTCATGCAGTCTGTCAAACGTACGTATTTGCATCGGATTGAGTGGAGTATAATAATTAGTTAAAAGTGCAAACATTGCGCCTTCTGGATCTTCATACACTCGTTCGTCTGCAATAATTACTCGTACGTCGGCATAACTAGCAATATGCGGATACACGTCTTTGCGGCGCATTGCAGTAGTAGTTTCAGATGCATCTGTAGTAATTTTTAATACCCGGCCACTGTTTAATTCATATGCCGTACCAAATCCTCCTTCTCCGATATCATATTTAATAGTTTCACCAAAAGCTGCAGCAACATCCGACGCTCTGTCTAATATATCATCATGCAATTGATTGAGTTCTGCACGATCAAATTCGAAGGATTCTGTTAATATGCGTTTTAATTTGATCATATAATATAAATATGATTGTTAACTATTCAATATGCGTTGCAGTTGTATGAGCATTAACAGATGATATATGCATAATGCTACGATAGATACTACTTCGCCCCATAAGAAACTAAACGGCATAATTATGATACCTATACCATGCATAAAACAGAAAAACTGATAACGCTTTGAATTCCAAAGATTTCGGAATGTGAATATGAAAAATATTATAGCAAATAAATTATGAAGCATCGGATACATGCTCACCGAAAACACAGTTAACAACATCAAGAATACTGCCGGAAGCTTCCATTTAGGCAAAGAAAAAAAGAAATAGCTGGTTACTGCGTTAGAAAGTATGAATAAAGGTTGCCACTCAGTTTCCCAATATTTTGATAGCGAAGGCATAGGTCCATATGAAATTATCATGATGAACGGCGCAACTATTGCTAATGCTATAGCAGATATTTTTAAATGAAACTCTTTTATTATCCCATGGCAGATTGCTTTATTATAAATATGTTGTACGCTTGACCGTTAGTACGTCCTTCCAGGACCGTACGGTACCGCTGCGAGATTACATGTTGGGATTGCCCGGAGTATCGATACCCGATGCATCGGAAACGTCGTCACGCACTATTTCTAGTTTGCGATCGGTTTGCAGCACTCGGTAACCTGCCTGCGCAAGTCGTGTGCTATTGCTGCGCAGCAAAGCGGCATATATGCGAGTCTTCTGCGCAGCGCGTTCCTGATAGTGATCCGATCCCGAAACGTCGATAGCAGCAGGCGAATGCTGATTGATAAAATCCATTATGGCTTCCCATATGGTGTTCATCAAACGAAAATAGTTTAGCTGTGCGCTAGCGCTAGCATGCGTGTGTGTGGCTGCTGTGCCCCATCTAGATGGTACTCGATATTCCAAGTCGTATGTGAAACCTTCATATCGTCTCACGTTGTACCCTATGAGCTGAATGTCGATCTGTTGCCCGTCTGCTTGGAAACTGGTGCGCCAACTGTTGTGGCCGAATCCCGCGCGCGTCCAAGCAAACTGCGTGGCATATGGCTGTGCGGTGTCTAGGGTTATTTCTGTTATGAGTGATGTTAATCGCATATGCACAGCTGTGATGGTTTAATATAAATATGGGCGATAACACGTACGTGAGGAATGTATATACGCGCGTATATCTAATAAAGAGCACCTATATAGCAAAAATCTTACCCGTGCTAGAAAAATTGATATAACCACCCTATATCTCCACCTATATACGGGGGTGTTAATGAAACCCTCCCCACCCCCCTATTTGACCCCCTCCTCCCCCCTTGTTCGCACCCTATACGCGACCCCCTCCCCCGAACTGTTCGAAAGGGGGCTATGCGCCCCCCTTTGCTTGCGTATACATAATATGCTTAACACATTTCTACTTGTGATGGTATTAAAACTAATGGAATAAAATCATCTAAATAAGGAATGTGTATTGTAATAAACCCATCTTCATTTTTAACGACGTCGTGTATTGTTCCTTTAAGGCCGAATGCATTTGTTTTTAATTTCACTTTCATATCTCTTTGTTTTTAATTATACTTAAATATAAGCAAAATAATGTTAGGATCCTAGTCTTTTCTTAACTTTTTTTATTAAAAGAAATAAGTCCAAACCGGCGCATCCGGATGCTTAAGAGACCACACATGATAGTCCCAATAAACCGATCCGACGGCGATTAACGTTAATCCTAATACAATTGCTACGACTTTTAACTTTTTCATATCTCTTATTTTAAGATATTATCGTTTAAATGCTTAATTGCATTTTCTATTTCTTCTTTTGCCACATAATCAAACACACCAAATTTTAAACCAGTTTCCTCAAAAATTAATTTAACATAATTATGTGCTTCATCATAACTATAACCCTGATTAAATACGTGCCTTTTGCATTCATTAATTTTTTCACCTAATTTTAAAAATAACTTCATGTCTCTATCTTTTTAATTATACTTAAATATAAGAATAATATTGCATAAGTCCTAATCTTTTCTTTACTTTTTTCTTTGACCTAATCTACGTGTACCATGCTCAACGGTAACTGCTGTAAACGAAACTTCATTCTCAAAGTTATACTTATCAAATCTAATAAAACCTTCTTGTGTCATTCTTTCAACGGTATTTCCTGACAGGATCATGTTAAACATAGCCTCATCAACTACCATCTCATCTCCTACTCGATACTGTACAGCTTGGCTTTCATATCCAGCTGATTCGAGTATTTCCTTCTTAACGATCAATTTAAATTCTTTGTGTGTCATATCTCTTATTTTTTAATTATACTTAAATATAAGAATAATTTTGTTAGGATCCTAATCTTTTTTAAACTTTTTTATCAGATATTATCCGATAAAACATAACCACTACTGCTATCATGTACAGTGTCATTACTCCTAATCCTATTGCTGCGTTCATCATATCCGTTTTTTGTTTAAGGCTGATCCGTGTATGTCGGATCGCAAATCTCCCACATTAAATTTATAACCTTGTCGTATACTCCATTCGCTCTGAGTATTTCATCGAATTCGGGGCGGAACATGTAAGCCCAATTATAATACCTTCTAGCCGCTAACACATAATTTTTTTCTGCTATGTCTGCAGCGAAATCTCTAATTGCAAAATGGTTTATCATATCTCTATCTTTTTTAATTATACTTAAATATAAGTAAAAAAAGTGCGCGAACCAAATTATCCACACACTTTTTTCAAACTTTTTTTACTCGTCCCAATTTTCAATACTGTAATCCTCACTTACTAAATCGAGTATTTCGTCATATATTTCAAACCCCTCATATTGCGCAGTCAAGCCAATTTCCTCTAAATCGTCTTCATCCTCCAAATTTAAATTTTTGCCATCTACTACAACATTAATACGTGTGAAGCCGTCATCCGTCCATAAATTCCATTCATACTCCGTGTCATTAATAACAATAGTGCCTTCAACTTCTCTACAAAGCTTTTCGTCTAAATCAACCCAACCGTCTAAAATTTCAATTTTTTCTACTTTCATTTTTCTCTCTTTTTTAATTATACTTAAATATAAGCAAAAAAAGTGTACAAACCAAATTATTTGCACACTTTTTTCAAACTTTTTTACAACTTAAATATTTGCGTAAAATGCCAACCGTCACCATTAACCTCACTCACATAACTTAAAAATTCTCTATTTGAGGGATCGGTTCCATTTTCCTCTACATACTCATCTTGCCATTCCTCATAATTATACATTTCTTTAAGAAATGCAAATACACTTTCACCATTACCTTTAAATACCTCAACACCACTACTATAACATCTTTCGTCTTCTTCAAACACGACAAAATAATTAAGTCCTGGAATTAAGTCCATAATGTCAATACTAATTGCTTCTTCTAACCGAGCTACATTTTTTTCTTTTGCCATTTTTCTATCTTTTTAAATTATAATTAAATATAAGAATTATTTTTCAATTAAACAACCTTTTTGTTAACTTTTTTTTTAAATTATTGTGCAGGATCCAAATCCATATACAATACTACATACAATAACGGCTGCGGCACTTACTACTACTAATGCGCATGCGATACTAAATTCTGCGTTTTCTACAATTACTTTTTTCATTTTTCTCTCTTTTTTAAATTATTAACTTATATTAATATAACCTCGTTTTTGTGAAAAGATAACCCTTTTTCAGCAACTTTTTTTAAACTTTTTTACTCAGGAAATCCCACCTCCCCACACCGTCTTCAACACAAACCTCAGCCTTGTCATATAAAACACCAACAAGCGTGTCAATTAAGTCACGTGTATCCGCATGATAAATAGTTCCACAACCCGCGCCTCCAAATTGATACTCGGCAATTAATTCTCCATTCACAAATATTTGCGCAATGTCGTCAAACTCCTGCATTTCAATTTTACTCGCATAATTGTCTAACTCAAATGTGTACTTTGTCATATCTCTCTTTTTTAAATTAATACTTAAATATAAGCAAAATAATGTTAGGATCCTAATTTTTTAGCATCTTTTTTTAAACTTTTTTTACTCAAACTCCCACAGCTTTTTAGTGATAATGTTAACTCGAGTCTGCACTGCACTTATCAAATGCCTTTTAGCATCATTAGTCGGATCCGCTTTGTGGTCCCTTTTCCTGCGCTCCAGTCTTGCCTTTTGCACCACTAACTCCGACTCCAAGTCTCTTTTCTGTTTTGCCTTTAGTTGTACGTGATTCATCTTGCTGCTGCTATTACTATTATTGCTACTAATCCTGCACACATTAACAACCCTACCGGCTCCGTTAAGCATGCTATTACTGCTGGCACAAATATTGTGAAGAATATTAGTGTCATTATAATCCAACCTATAAAATTTAAAGTGTATCTGCTCATGTTACTTCTTTTTAAATAAAATCCAAACTAATGCTACTACTGCGGCAATTGCTCCTAGTGTTCCTCCAAAATATGCCGCTATCTTAATTATAAAAGGACCTAATAAAGCAATTATCAATAATGCTATTAAAAAACTAAATACGCTTGCTACTTTTTTCATCTCTCTATCTTTTTTAATTATACTTAAATATAAGCATTTTTTTTCACTCTGCCAAATCTTTTAGCAACTTTTTTTCAACTTTTTTTAGTTCAAGTTAATTCCGTCAATTCCTTTAAGCAAATCGTTTACTGCGTCGCCTGCCTTTTTGCTGTTGTCAATATTGTGTAACACTAATTGAGTTACAGCGCGGGACAATTCTCCTTCGTCGCCTTTCTCATACATATGCAACATTCCTGCCAACATTAAGCCTAATCTTATAATGCGAGTATCCTCACATCCTGCATTCATTGCCTGTGCTGTCAAATCCTCAATTTCAGCTACCATTCCCAATAACATTTGTAATAACTCTGCGTCTCTTCTCATTTTCTATCTTTTTAAATTATACTTAAATATAAGCATTTTTCTGTTCGGATCCTAATCTTTTTGAAACTTTTTTTAAACGTATTGCAACAAACTTTCGGATCCTGCTACACCGCGTAACGCCTTTTCTGCTGCGCGGACTAGTTGTCTCGCCCTTTCCCCAGTTACCTCTAATTTTTCAGCAATTGCCTCCATACATAGCGGATACTCCTGTCCTATGCCGTAAAACAAAACTAATGCCTCTGCCTGCTTAGCGTTAATCTGTTCCAGCAATCGTGCTAACTCGTTTTGGAATTGTTGTCTTTCGAAATCGCCTTTCACTTCCTCAGCCTGCAAATATCTGCTTCCAAACGTATCTGAGTTTTCCTCATCATTAATTTGCACATCCGTGCTAACCTCACCATACTCCTCACTGCGTGTTTTGTGGGATGGGATCCGCACTGTGCGAGAAAAATCATTTAACGCTTTCTGTATCTCTGCGCGGATATACCAAACTGCAAAACTAATAAATTTAATATTGCGGCTAGGATCGAAACGCGTTGCTGCCTCAAATAAGCCTATATTACCAAAGCCAATTAAATCCTCCATTGCGATACCCATTCCCTGATAGCTTCGTGCTACTTGTGCTACAAACCTCAAATTAGCTGCCACTAATTCATTTAGTGCCTGTCTGTCGCCTGCCTGGATACGTTCTGCTAGTTTTCGCTCCTTTTCTTTGTCAATCATTTTAACACGCTTAATGTCCCGCATATATGCTTTTGTGCTATCAGCCGTGCTATTAATTGCTCCTTTCGTAACAAATATATTCTTTCCCATAACTACTTTCCGTTTATTAAAAAATTAAATGAATATCTTACCTTTCTGTTTTCTCCTTTCTGTTCTTCTTGCCTAACGCAATTGCCTGGTGTACTGCGTCTGTCGTGCTTGCCGGCTTCTTTGCCGTTGCTAATGCGTTGCCTATTAGTCCTGTTTGCGCATAAAATCCTGAGTTTCTTTTTCCTTTTGCCATTTTCTATCTTTTTAAATTATACTTAAATATAAGCAAAAAAAGTGCGCGTGTCAACCTTTTTGCACACTTTTTTTCAACTTTTTTTAAAATTCCAAAAAACAATCTAAATCAGGATCCTCCTCCAATATTGCGGCAATAAGTTGTGGCAATAATTGTTTATCAATTCCATCCACATAGGCACCATAATCGTCTGTCTCCAATTCAAATTTGTGCTTTACATTGTCAACCTCTACAGTGCCTTTTATGCGGATACAGCTATCCTCATTAAACGTGTATTGTTTCTCAATAACTAAATTTTCCATTTTCTCTCTTTTTTAAATTAATAATTAAATATAAGCATTTTTTTTCACTCTGCCAAATCTTTTAGCAACTTTTTTTAAACTTTTTTTAATAGCTATATATTATCTCGTCATATATCTCATAGCCATCCTCAATACCAATTTCCTCTAAATCATCATCATCTTCCAAATTGTATCTGTTATCGCCGTCTATCAAATATATACTTGTCATACCGTCATCTGTCTTCAAGTCAAAATTGTATTCAACACCGTCAATACTAACTACTCCATTTCCATTTCTTCTCCTGCCTTCTAATTTTAAAATTTCAATTTTCATTTTCTCTCTTTTTTAAATTTATTACTTATATTAATATAACCTTATTTTTGCGAAAAGATAACCCTTTTTGTTAACTTTTTTTAAACATTTATTACTGAGTTTTCATTAAACTCTCTCACGTCAAAATCATAACTGTCATCCAAATCGGATATTTCCACTCCGCAATCAACATAATCTTCTATCAATATTTCGCGTACTACTTTTTCGGCAACTTCTGTATTTTCCGCCTTAACAAAATACAAATCGGTAGCGTGCATTCTGTCTACGTCATTAACCATTACTGCAAATAATTTTTTCATTTTTCTATCTTTTTAAATTAATACTTAAATATAAGCAATTTTTTTCACTCTGCCAAATCTTTTAGCAACTTTTTTTAAACTTTTTTAATCTTCTTCACCTAATTCAAATCCATTCTCACACACAAAAGTCAATATCTCGTCATATATCTTCTCTCCATCCTCTTCACTAATGTCATACATATCCAAATCCTCGTCACACTCTAAACTAGCCGGAACCCAATGCCTGTTATCCCAAACTTCATTTTCTTCTTTTTTAATCCAAATGCCCGTCATGCCGTCATCTGTCTCCAATTCAAATTTGTATTCAACTCCGTCAATACTAACTACGCCATTTACTTCTCTTTGTCTGCCGTCTACCCAGCCATCCAATTCTAAAATTTCAATTTTCATTTTCTCTCTTTTTAAATTAATACTTAAATATAATGATTATTTTGTTCGGATCCTAATCTTTTTGTAACTTTTTTTAAATTATTTTTCTAATTCAACACAATCAAAATATATATCCTCCGCCAACATTATGCCAAAATCTTTTCCATTTTCACCATCACAAATTAAATCTAACAAAAACTCATCGTCTACTTGTCTATCCCAATTATCACTACTCTCTATCCACTCCACTAAATTTTTGTCATCATAACAACGTGTATAAAAACGTCTTCTTATTTTTTTAACTAAGTCTAACTTATCTTCCGCAAACATTTTAACTCTGTCTAAAACCTCTTCGACTCCTCTAAATGCATAACCCATTTCTACTAAATACAATTTCATTTTCTCTCTTTTTAAATTAATAATACTTAAATATAAGCATTTTATTTCAATTAAACAACCTTTTTGTTAACTTTTTTTACTAGTTAATTTAATAAACGTGGATCCATCATATCCGGATCCGGCCCATTTCATTCTGTCCTCAAATGATAACATGTTTGCTAAAGACTCCAATTGCTCGATTGACATTTTGTCGATTTGTTTTGCCGTGTAATTCATTTTTCTCTCTTTTTAAATTTATTACTTATATTAATATAACCTCATTTTTACAAAAAGATAACCCTTTTCTGTAACTTTTTTTAAAATTGTATCAAATCAATTGCCCGCTCGCCTGTACCTTTGCCATTGCGGGTAATCTCATAATTCGGATCCATCCCGGAGGAAACAACGTCGTCTAGCAACTCTGTTAACGTGTTAAACTTTTTCTGATAATACTTGCAATCTAAACTATACATATCTCTATTTTTAAATTAATACTTAAATATAAGCAAAAAATCAATGCGTGTCAACCTTTTTCCGAAAAAAGTTTCAAAAAAGTTTACAGTAAGAAAGGAGCCAGGGGAGATAGAGAGAAACCTGACTCCTTGCGATCCGACATATTGACGGTTGCGTTTTCCGCTTGTGTACTAATATGTGGATCTAATCTTCTTCTTCAACAGTTATATATTCAACATCCGTATCGATATCCTCTAATATGTTAATTGCATCCGTCAAATAATCTATCATGTTACTAACGATCCCGTCCAGATCACTAGCCCTTTTGCAATGCTTTATTTCATAGATGTCATGACCTATCTCTTCAATCATTCTGACTGCATCCATCAACTCAGGAACGCAGTCCCATCCATCTTCCGTTGTTTTAATTTGTTCCGACATACTCTATTTTTTAAATTCTTTACGTATTAACTCTTGTGCTTTTTTATATTCTTCTTCAGTAACATCGCCAAAAATTCTCATTGCTTCTAATACCGATCGAGCTGCTTCTGCTTCTGGTGCCTCTTCGATCATTTGTTTAATCTTCTTTCTCATTCTTTCTATTTATACTTTAAATATAAGAATAATATTTCTAAAAAACAAATCTAAATCTAAAAATATTTTTCTAAATATTGCTCTAAAAATAGCCTGGTATCGATCTAAAAATAGGCTCGACACTGATCTAAAAATAGTCTTCTAAAAATAGTCTGATATTGGTCTAAAAATAACTACCAGCTCCTCCATCCTCTTTACGTGCTAAAGCCGGATCCGTTAAGATCCGACTTTGCTATTTGAGAGATATGTTTACGAAACGATAATTTGCTCTGCTACCATTGCCTCCGGGTCTTCAAA